ATGAGATTTATTATTACAGCGCTGCTGGCCATGATATCCGTTTCGGTTAATGCAGAGTGTTGGGTTGTTTCTAACTTAAAGGGTCAATCGCAATTTGGACCTGAATACAAAACTAAAAAAGATGAGGTCATAGGAACTTACCATGTGTCAATAAATGGGAATAGTGCAATCCTTTTATCTGTTGGTGATACGTACAGTTCAGGGCTAATCTATACCCCTACATCTGAAACTTCCATGATAGGTACATCGACTAAAGGCTCACTTATAGAGACATGGGCAATTATGCCTGACGGAAGGGTTTTTTATACAAAGACAAGGTCAACCGATTCACATTTAAATCAATTGTCATCGTTTATCGGTGATGTTATTGGCAAGTGCTAGCAGTAGAGTCAAGTCACAGCTTTTTGGTAAATAATTTACAAACGGTGCTACCGTTGACCACCTAGCCGAAACCCCACCTGATGGTGCACTCATAAGTGAGGGTGGCATGCGATCAATAGCTGATCAGAAGCTTCTCAAGTGCTAAGGTGAGGTGGTTTTTATAACTATCATTATGGATATCATTAGCATGGTTCTTATGTGCTTTTATCATATGTATACAAATTTACATTTGCATACATATGATAAAAGCATACAATTCAACAGATTAATTTTCTTACTGACTATGTCAACCAACCCTTTAACTATAATGTGCCTATAAATGAATAACCTATATATAACCATACTATTCATTATCTCTTTATCTATGTTCGCATACCTTCTGAGGAATCGCCCCATAATTTCTAGTGCGAATAGAAACCTTACACTTGATGCCTTTAGAGGGGTTCTCGCCCCAATTGTGCTAACGCATCACTTCATTTTGACTTACAACTGGAAAGCAACCGGTTCTTGGGAGGTGGGTGATTTATTTGTAGGTAACCTAGGATCTATTCCTGTATCGTTATTCTTTATGATTACAGGTTATTTATTTGTAGGAAAAATAGTTCATGGAGTCAGTTCATGGACTACTCTTGCTATGAATAGATTGCTTAGAATATATCCTCTGTATATCTTTATGTTAATTGCAATTTTTCTGGTCTATTTTTCATCATATAAAGGAATAACAAACGCAAATGAAATATCAAAGTCAATAGCGGCTGGAGTTGTATTTTTCCTTAGACCATTAAATGATTTCAACATTGGAAGGGTGATAGCTGGTGTTCAGTGGACTCTATTTTATGAGGCTATATTTTACATATCATTGCCATTAATAAGCTTGTGTTTATATAAGCAAAAGATATCAAAGATTATCCTTCCATCCCTTTTGTCACTAATTGTTTTATTAGTATGCTTTATAAATGTTAGCGTTAGATATGAGCTATTCATTTTATTTGCAATTGGAGGTTTCTCTTATTTCATATCTCAATCAAAGATATCTGCCAGTATAAAAAAGTACGGTTCATATCTGTCTATTGCATCCATAGTTATTTCGTTTAATTTCACTGAGAGTTATAGTATTTTACAAATGATAACTATTGGTATTTTGTTTGTGTCCGTTTGTTGCAAAAGCGATTTGTTTGGATTGCTTAAGAGTAATGGGTTAATATTTTTAGGTGACATAAGCTATAGTATATATTTAGTTCATGGATTTATCCTTTATCTGTTATTTACATACTTTGATGTCTACAATTTTAATGGCGTTGGAAGGATTCAATTTTACTCAATATTACCATTTGTAATGGCAATTGTAGTGTTAGTGTCATCAATTACATATAGATATGTGGAAAAACCTTTTTTAGGTAAGGCGAATTTGCTGTTTTGTGCATTTAAAAATTATCGCCACTCAACAAAAAATTAAATAAGAGGCCTATTTATAGGCCTCACATACTATACTATGCAGTTCTGAATATGGAGGTATCCCTGTATTCCCACCATTCCGGCTGAGATCTTCCATATATAGCCCCACCTGCAGGACAGGTGTTTCCATGGCAATAAACAGCCCTAGACCCAAGATCTACCGTTGCGCTGGTAGTGATTCGATTATTATAATAATACCATTGTTCTGATGTACTATGACCACCACACAAGGAAGCTGTAATCTCGCAATTTTCCAAATATACCTTGATTGCGTTTAGACTCCCAGATGAGTTAAGTTGTCCGATTGTGCATCCTCTGAACCTCCAACTATCATTAGCTGTTCCAGTTAATGTGCCTGTTACTTGGCCAATACAATTATCAAATATAACATTGTTCGATATTACAGATCCTTCCGAGCCTGGTTGTGCTAAATTTAGTGTAATTCCACCACCTGTAAAATTGCACCCAATCACCTTGAAGTTAATATGATTGGCAACGTAGTTTGTTGTTTTTACACCCGGAATTTGCAGGTTAAGTCTCAGCCCACCAAATCCAGACACGTCAGCAGATACTCTTTCGATTAATACATCATCAGGTAGTCTCCGCTTCATTGTGGGATTTGCTTGATTTGCGAACCACACAGGAGCAATAACCACATTAGCTGGTGATCTATCTATTAGTGCCTTATAAACAGTGACATCTTGTACTATGATTTTTTTACCCATGTATACATATGGCCGAGTGTAGTCCATAGTATTCGGGTATCCGCCTGCCATATAAACAATTATAAATGGATTGGCAATACCATTCGCATACACTTTTACTCTCTGAACTGTTACATCCCCCTCCCACCCCTGCCCATAGTCCTGTCTACATCCAACAAGATATTCAGCGGATGGAGCACCTCCAGAAAACCAATATTCTATATCTTGAACTAATAGTTGCCCGCCACCTGTTACGTGTATTCCTCCCGCAATAGTTGAGCCATCTTTATTACTTGTAACTCCATACATAGTACAATTTCTTACGGTTAAATTCCATTGCATGGCATGGGCACCAAATGCATTTCCAATAACACACTTATCAATGATTGTATTCCTCATGAAATTACCATCGATGAACGCCCAACCATATGGAAACACACAATTGCTTATGTTGACAAAAGCGGTGCTAAACATGCCAATTGCATATTCGCTGTCGCCAAAATTATTACTTGCTAGCAGGCCATCTATTTCTATAAATGCACATTGTTGAATGCTGACGAACGTATGAGCGACCATGTTAATTGACCTCTCATCATAATGCCCACCAATGATCCTTACATTATTTCTTCTACATTCAATTATGTTTTCAATTTTAGATGAGTCAGGATATGCACCAACCAATATGATTGATGGTAGTTTTATTTCAATCTTGTTTTTAATTGGTTTAATGTATGCCGTAACTGTCCCATTTAATGCATAAATTGATGGTGTGCTTCTAAATATACTTCTATCAGTTGCGGTGCATACTAAGGTGTCTGTTTTGCGAATTACTTGCCCAGTACTTCTTAGATATGCTTTATCTATAGATACATCATCCGCAACATATGAAAACGTACATTGCCCAAACTGCAAAAGAACCGAGGATGTATCTTGATTGATTGCTGTGAGATCAGTCGTGAAACCAGTTATTACTTGCTCATCGGGTTCAGTTGTTTTAAACACAGAACCGTTGTTAGTTATCGTTGAGTCAACTGCTGCAAGGTCAAGCGTAACAACCAACTTGCTCATATCATAAGGAACGTCAAAACAGATAATCTGCGATGAAACCTTGACCGAGCCGTAACAGATTGCTGGCATTTTAAGGTAGGCCAATGTTCTGAAGTATTGCTGCATCTGTGATGTAACATCTACGTTAGAAACTGTATCACACCACCCAGATAGGTCAGAGATGTCCTTACCATTTAGGAGCCCCACTGCGTAATAGCTAGGATCTGATTTCGGGTCATCTCCGGCATTAACAGTTTTTGGTAAAGCACCTGTCCACATCCAGTACAAACCAGACGCTTCATCAAAGAGAACCTGTTTTGACGAAGAGAACGCTGAACCAGATTGAAAGGTTTGGTTTTGTAATTTTGAATACCCAGTTAAGCGGAAATTATCGCCCGTCCATTTCTTAGTGTATGCATCTGTTATGGGTACCCAACCACCTTCCCCAATCCCTCCCGTTGATTCAGGCGAACTTAATGCTGGAATTGTTTTTGGAAACTCTCCAGACCAGTAGTAAAGGTACTTTGTGTTATCGCTATAGATTAAATCTCTCTGAGTATTAACTTCACCCCCACTTTCAAATGTCGATAACTGTTGAACCTGAGAGATAATTTCCTTTGCGACATCAGCCATTGTTTTATCACCATAACCAACAAGGGACGCACCTGTTGGTGACGCTAGCTGATTCAATACATCCTGGGCTGAACCGCTAGATGGAGTGGAAACAATAGGCTTACCATTTGCATCAAATGTTAAAACCTTATTTGCTCTAGCCGCTGCATTTGGCAGTGCGTCAATATCTATATCTGTAACTCGAACTGTTTTACTGACGGCGGACGCCGCGATTTGTGCATTTTGCTCTGCAGATGACGCATCTGATGCCGCCGAAGATGCTGAATCGGAAGCCGATTGTTCAGATTGTGAAGCGGAGTCAGCGGATGATTGAGCATTGGAGGCATTAACAGAAGATGCAGATTCTGAATTGCTTGCAGATAAAGCTGACTCTGCAGCAGCCTGAGCTGATGACTTGGCTACTTCTGCATACTCTTTTGCTAGATCGGTATATTCAGGTGCCTTTCTCGCTTCTTCCGTATACATCTTACATTGCGCCGAAGCAACTTCTGCAATAGACGCAAAGCGTTTTGCTTCTCTGGTTTCTGAATGGGACATGGTTTCTCCTAATATTTTATACAATAAAGTAGCGCGATATTTCTCGGTCTTGTTTCCTGTCCACCACTACCTCTAGTTACTAAATCTTCTTGCTGCGACCCTCCAGCCCCCTGATCAGCTCCTACGGCGAAAGCTCCTCCTGTAATATCAATTTGCGTAGCTTTCCATGCTTGTAGGTTGTGCACATGCGATTGCAGTGATTGAGATTGGTTAGATCCAAATTCTCGCCCGGTGTCTACCCCCCTTCCAGCGTCGAAACCTCTGATGAATTCCGCTCGAGCATCTGGAACATTAAATGTCGTGGTGCCATCCCCTGAACCGTACGTGGTTCCAATTCTTGAAAATAAACGCGCGTAGGTTGTTCTGCTTTTTTCCGAACCATCGGCCACAAGCCATCCTGTTGGGGCGTTATTCATTGCAAAAGCAACCACTGCGCCAACCATGTCATTGTTAGGGTTGTATGTTTCGTCAGTGATATTAATCCCATCGCAAAACAATCTGGAAACCAACCCTGAAACGACGGACACTCCAGACCCTGATGCTATTTTGCATGTAATATTGAAATTACCAGTGCAGTTATTTACTACCGTCCAAGATTTAACCCACGATGGGAAAATGACATTGATATTCGATGTCAGTGCACCGGTTAAAACAATGCGATCTTTCGCTGCTTGTAATGAGCTAAGATTTATACTTGAATTAGATAACCCTGATACGGTCGTAATTCCATAGTTATTAATAGGAACCCATCCAGTAGTTGCGCCAGTTGGTGACTCTGGTGAACTAGAATTGGCCTCATTTAAATTTAGCCACTGCCCCGTGTATACCGTGCTCGGTATGATTGCTCCCTTTGGATAACCATTTATTTGTGAGGCAAAAGTTGAATTATACGCATACGTCATCCCCGCGTTCTGCCACTGCTGCTGTAGCGTGACTGCATATAAAACACCGTTAAAGTCTTGTCCTGATGGCGGTATCCCTCCGGCACTCAGCGGATGCATAGTAATTGGGGGGAAACCAGAGTCAAACGTTGCTATTCCATTTGCTGTAGTGGATGAGCTGGATTCAACGGGAATGGTATTTTTATTTCCGTTAACACCGAATGCTTTTACAATTCTTGTTGGGCTATCTGATGAATTCATTATTTACACCTGTTGTATAATATTCACCGTCACTCCGACAGGTGATGGTAAGGCACCAGAGCTCTGCACAATGGCTAGTTCTGCATCTGATAACTTAAACTCGAATACATAACTCATAACCATTTCTCCATCGTTCCTCACATAGCACCTTCCGCTTTCACCAAACATATACATGAGAAGCTTATTTATATTTTGAATAGTGCAATCAGATATATTTGCAGCCGCCTTCATCATTATTAGCTTTCTGTAAATGTCATTGCTTAATGTGACTGTTGATGTGAGTGCATTTCCGCTATAAAAAGGAGCTTGATTAAAAGGCTGAGGATCATCAATCACCGGAGGTGTTGTTGTTGCCTCGTTAAAGCCAAAATAAATTTTATTTTCAGTTACTGTAAGCAATCGACTGACTACAACAATCTTTCCCCATATATCTAGACCATATGTACCTGCCGTTTCGATATTCCAAATCATGTCGTAGAAATCATCAATGAATCCATCAATACCAACGGCTTCATTAAATGAGTAGATCATCGATTTTAATTTTGGACTATCTGCATATTGGGTAAGTATGGTATCGGCAACATTTATCATGTGAGAGTCACCGTTATATTTGAAGTGTCTAGTGTTGGTACTTCATCGATACCGAATGATAGAGATGTTGAGAATGTCGTCCCGTCTCGGCTTAATGTTATTCCATATATATCAACGTTTTCTGGGTCAATGGCCGTCACGCCAGCATAATAACGACCCGCGTATATTGTTGAGCCGATCCTCGCTCTGGTTCCACCGTCCTCGCCATTGAATGCTGCAAGGACGGCAGACTGAACTCTCACAGAGATATCACTCGGCATGAAGTTATTATCAGCAAGCTCAACTTTTACGTATACATTTACCGCAGTAGGTGTTTGCCACTTAATCTCATAGTCTGGGTAGGGTTGAACATAGTTAACGTCGTCATAGACCGTATACGACGTATTCCCCATCATTGATGGCCCAGGATTCAGCTTCTTGAAAATTGCGTTGGCAATGTCATGCTGATCTCCGCCATAGACGCACACATACAGTGAGTGCGCATCCAATGTGAAGTTTGTGGCCCCTTTAGTTACTGTTGCACCGGTATTGTTCTGTGTAACGTACGCATCAGTGACACCAGATACTGCCAACACGTTGGCATAAATTGCACCCAGCTGATTGTTGGCATTGCCGGCCACAGACTGCTTTCTGCGGTATTCGAAATTAGCTCGGCTCTCTACTTCGTTACCCGGCACGCCAGCTGTCACGTTCGTAATTCCTGACCAGCCTGATATCGCTCGATATATCGTGTTTAGCGCGCCGATCGGACATGCTATCGGTCCAGTGGCTTGATTCTGGAATACAACATTCACTGAACCTGATGATGGGATTGTCGCGTCAGCAAGTGAGTAATAAAGATATCCGCTAGCATCCTGAGCAATACTGCCTGCGGGGATTACCGTACCAACCAGACCGGTACACGTTGCGGTAACCGTGGTTCCTACTGCGGGAATTCTGTCGATAAAGTAAATCTGTCCAATGGCGTCCTGAAAACGTCCGGTAGCGTAATCAGGGTTAATATTGTTAACGATATCAAGAAGGAGATCGTTAGTAGCCGCAATGATTGCTGTATCGCTTTGCGCTATTTGGCCTTGGGGTGTTGTAAGGCTTTTGCTCATTCCTCCACCCATGGCCGTGTCTAAATCGGTTAGTCTGCCATTAAGAATATCCAATTCATCAGGTACAGCTAACCCTGTATCAGATATCGTCACAGATGGAACCGAGGTGGTAACTACTACTGGTTCTGCCATGAAAGCCTCAAAGTTCAATTATGCTTTGAATGTTATTGGTGTCTGTAATCGTCATGACGCCAGTTGCGGTGCGATCAGAGTTCGCTACCGTCACAGTGCAAAATGCCGACTGTACGTAGGGAAGTTTTTTAGCTTCAGATGCTAACTTGGTATTAATTAACTGAGTGCCCGGCCAGTGACCTAATATTCTTTGGTAATATGGGATACCAAGACTAGTGTCATACCAACACTCACCAAGAAACGTACTACATGCACATGCTGCATCCTGTGCTACTGCATAAGGATTCTCTGTTCTAGCGATGCTTCCAGTTTCATCTAAAGAAAGATCCCAACTCTCTGTATCAAGCAAGAATGAACGAGTGAACATTTTTACTCCTGACAATAAAAAACCCGCCGAAGCGGGTTATGGATTAGGAGAGTCTGTATTGGAGCTTCCTCGCTCCACACCACCATGGCTATGTGTAGAAAGCTTAATTCCATTCCCTGTTATTTCACCGGTAGCGGTGATCGTGCCACCAAATACTGCGTCACCAGCGTAGCTACCAGAACCTTGCGTTAGCTGTCCATTAGCTTCAATGACCGGAGAATTTAGAGATATCTTCTCTTCTCCATTCACAATCACTGTTTTCCCACTCACAGATACAACCAGCGGAGAAACAATGTCGATCCCATCGTCGCTAAACTTCACATACTGCGTAGGAGCGGAGTTTAATACTCCACCTAAATAAATCGCATCTGCGTAACTGTGAATACGGTTTGATGCCGGTAGAGAAGGTTTTTTCGTGGCTTTAATTGCACTGATGTCTCTATCGCAAATCGCAATTAACCCGATATCTCCCTTTACTGGTGGCATGATTACCGCGCTATTTCCGCGTTGAAGTCGCCAGACAGGTACGCCATATATGGGAGATTTTGAAATTTTGTTCCCAGCGCCTGTGAACCCCTCAATCATAGGAATCACTGTGACAACCTCTCCTTCTTCATCAACGTCATCAACAAGGGCTAACGTGGTGAAATAGTTCCCCATGAGAAACTGCCTCATCATGAAGTTCTGAGTATTTGCTTCTGTTGATGTGTCTTGTGGCCTTGTCGTGAAAAGGTTCGCCATTTACTGTCTCACCTCTGTTAGTTCGCCAATCGAAGCATAGGCAATCGTCATCCATGGCCCACCTTCAGACCATGTTGAAAGGTGATGAACTGCGGATTGAACCGTATAAATCCCACTTGCATTCGGTAGCGATGTCTCGATGTTCACCTTCCTTCCCCTAAGTATTAGGTTGCTATATTGACATGAGAAGTTGAGACCATAATTACTGAATACTGGATACCCTATCATTCCATTTTCAGGTGACACGTGTGGCATAACATCATCTACCGACCCGTTCTGTGGCCAGATATATACAACGCCAAGCCGGAAATCTATTTCAATTCCGGCAGCATTAGCACACTGCAGTATTTGGGATATAGGGTTACCTTCAAAATATGGGTTTGAAAGCTTAGCGGTAACCCCGCTATTAACAACTGTATAGTCGATTCCTTTCGCGATCGCAGTGATAATTTCTGACACACTTGTATCACCCTCAGCACTAAACGGAGGGGCTGCAACCGACTGATCAAAACCAGTAGCGAATGCGCTGATAATTAAAGGAGCATCGGGCATTTGATTCATGTCAGAAAAACAGTTTGTGATTGCTCCATAGAATATGGGATCGTCGTCAGCCCATATCTTCACCATGTTTTGTTTGGCCCCGTTATATTGAATGCCTTTATAACTAAGCAATGACATGCGCTCCGCTCCAAGACCATAAACTCTAGCCTCTAGAGACGTTCCTGATATTCCACCGTATGCCCCCACCTCGATTTCAGCCTTGATGTTGTCAATGGTTAGAACATCACTTCCATTCTCATCAAACGTACCTTCTTTTAATGTGAACTGAAACTTTAAGCTACGTACCTTATACGTCATGATGCCCGCTCCATTTCTTCTGCACTGGCATAGAAAAGTTGAAATCGTCCACCAAGCTCATCGTAGTAGGGATCTAGGCTTCCCTTTGTGTCAGCAAAAAAAATATCTCCTTGAAATCCCAAGTAGGGATAACGAACTATTTTATTGCAGTTTAGGCACGCTACTCCTTGGGCAATCCATACCTTTTCAAGTGCAATGTCCATATATAGCCCAGTAGTTCTCTGCACTATCCTAAGCAACACGTTCTGACCACCAAGCTTCACGTTAACTTCCTGAGCCTTTATTGGTTTGAGCGTAATGTTTTGCATTATGAAAGCCCCGACACAAGTTCTGTAACAGTCTCAGACAGCTTATTAATTGCACTTGTTGCTGCACCATTGATAGAGCTACTTGCGCTAGATGTTGCACCACTGACAGCAGTAGATACTGAAGACGCTACGGTGGTTGCAGCACTTGATAATGATTCTTTCAGTCCAGACAAAGCTCCTTTTACATCATCAAGAGTGGAATCGCTGGCCGATGAATTTACTTTTTCAGTCGTGACGCTAGACGCCTTACTGTTCTGGTTGCTTGAGGTGTTGTTGGTGGCCGTTGTGCTAGTCAGCGTTACTCCTGCTTCTTCAAGGATTGACTGAAATATCGCTTCAACAGTTAGCAATGTGACGTCGCGATCTGACTTTCGATAGTTATAGCGAACCAAATCATACTTTTCGTATGTCGTATCTGGGGTTTCAATATCATAAGTGACGGCACTATTAACCATTTCATCAAGTGCACCTAGCATGTCAGTAATGCTAGTTAGTGAAAGATTTGTCAGATTAGGAAGCGATCCTGAATATCCAGACCAACCCTCAAGCGTAAATAAAACCCGGATAACAGGAGGACGCTTAACTTTGTTATAAGAGCTATAAGACCCCTGCTCAATCGGTGCCGATACAACAGAGGCATCGGCACCATATTCAACGCCAAGGAATGATGTCGGGTTTATGGCCTTGCCTGAACCGTCGTTGAAATAAATCCCATAGCCCGGATGAAGAACACTATTTACAACTGAGAGGAGACTTCCGCTATTTATCGCACTGAGTATCGTTGTTTCATTGAGAGAAAAAGCCATACTTACCCCTGCCCTGAAACCATTGGCGTAACAAGTCTGTTTCTAGTGACATTTCTCTGCACATCAGCACCAAGGGCATTCACGTTATTGGCGCTCGTTTGCATATTCATTTCACTAATGTGGATTTCGGTTTTGCTACCACCTCCAGCAGACTGAGAACTCCGCATTGCCGTAGTCCCTGCACCGAGCTGTATCCCGCCCATGATGTCGGTATCACTAACATATCCTTTACCGTTTTCATGGTTGATAATTCCTCGCATCAGCTTAAATACTGTTTCTGTATCCCCTGAATCAAGCTGATCACTGGCACCTTTCCCTGTTGCTTTAACTAATGAAGCTATATAGGCACCAACATTGTTATTGTCACCAGCAGGAGCATACTTATTGACTATGGACTCGATAGTGTTCACACCACGCTTAAAGTAAAGCTGCAACTGTTTGTATAGCGCAGCTACGCCGTGTGTCATGCTACTGAAAACAGCAAACCTGCCGTTTTCACCAGCCTCTTTAGATGCTCCTGCCTGACCTGCGTAGTTAAGATTACCCGGGTTATTGTTTCTTATTCCCCGCGGCTTATTTCGGTTATCGACCCAATTACCATTAGAATCATGCTGGGCATCACCTTCACCAAGAATGGCTTTTCCGAAATCGCTCCAGTTAGCCGCAGTACGAATTCTTTGGAAGTAATCGCTACCACCAAACATCCCATTCAGAGCCTTATCCACATACGGCTCCGAGTAATACGCAGCCGCCGCCGCACCTGCGGTTCCAGCCACCATGCCAACAGATGGAATAGCCTTTCCTATCGATAGAAAACCTTTTGCTACACTGCCAATAGCACTCAGCATTCCAACTGCCCACTTGGTAACTACGAAGCCCAGAAGGATTTCCAAAGCATTCTGCCAACCACCTACCGCATCAACTACTTTGCCAACTTCATCAGCTGTATTTGCAAAAAACTTTTCTATCTCTGGTCCATGTGTGGCGATCCAGTTTCCGAACTTCTCAATGAGCGGGATTAGCTTTTCTACATAAGGAATGAGGGCTGAATAAAGAACCTGTGACGCTGCGGAGAAGTTCTGCTTCATCTCGACTAGCCGGCGATTGAAGTCCTGAGCCTTCTTTGTTGCCTCGTCAGTAGCGTGTGATATCTTCCCGAACCTATCAGCATCTGTTACCAGTTGCCCATTAGCCAATCCTTGCTGGGTAGCATTATCAAAACCGAACATTCCGCCAAATCGGCGTTGAGCATCTTTACTCAGTTTTCCCCAATTCTGCGCAATTTTGCGCATGATGGTTTCTGAGTTGTCTTTTTGATAATCGAAATTCGCCCCTGTAGCCCCACCGAAAGAGGCTAGCGCGGCGAATAGAGGGTTATCTTGGCCACCACCAGTTCGGATCTGCGTAAGCACATTTTGAAAAGCACTTAATGTGCCAGTCATTTTTTCAGCGCTAGAGCCCGCAGCTTCCGCTGCACGCTGCCACCCATCAAGAGATTTAGCCGACATATCCAGCGCTTTAGAGTTGACGGCCAACTCCTGAAGATTGCTGGTCATGCTGGTGATAAATGATTTAATCCCTGCAGCTGAAAGCGTTACACCAACTAAGGCTAATAATTCAGTTCTAATGGAGCCGAAAAAAGAAGAGGCACGCTTACCGTATGCCTCCATATCCTTCGCCGTTTGCTCTGCTTCCTTTCTCGTTTTACTTAAACCATCTTGGGTTTCTTTCTGCCCCTTCTTAAACCCCGATGAATCAAGTCCGAGGGTAACGACCAATGCATCAATAACTGTTGCCATTAGTTGGCCTCGCTAGCTTTGTTAATAACCATTTTGTTGTAGTTATCCACGGTGATAATTTCCAATAACCACCATAGATCCTCTACACCTAACGTAGTGCTCAATTCGGTAAGAGAAGCCCTACCCGAAGAGAGCACGGTAGCAATGGTTTTTGGTACATTAACGTAATCGGCTAGACCAACTACTTGGTCGCCAAGCATGGGGGGGATATCTAAACGGCGGCGGCTTGCAAAAAATCCACGTGTAACTTAAACACCTCTGAGCGTAATTTCAGACGAGTAGCCACCTCCTCGGTGTCGTCTTCAATTAGTTTTCGAGTAATCTTTTGATTATTAGGGTCTGGAACGAATTGAACGCACTGCATCAACTCATCTAATAATGGCTTGGCTTCTTCCGCTGGGATCTTGGCAACCATGCCAATACCCGTTGCAGCCATTCCTGCCATCCCCATATCTGCGAAGTTATCCGGCAATTCTACTCCACTACGCGCCATTGCTAGACCTGCGCGGATCGCCCACCACTCAGCCTGAGAAGCCGGCATTTCTTGAATGTAAAACATCTTTCCAGCGTCACGGCCTTTACCGGTTACCGTGTAAAAAAGTTCTTTGCGTGCCATATCTGACCTTATGCGTTGTAAGCTTCACCCACGACCGTCTCCCAGTTAATCTGGTAGGTCATCTGCTGCAGGACGCGGTTAGCATCTGGAATTGCTTTCACGCGCTGTAAAATTCCGTTTGTTAGCGTAAATTTTCGACTAATAGCGGGAAGGATGATCGTGGCATTGCAGCGGAAAACAGCCTTGGCCGTCTGCGATGTTAGCTGCCATGTTTCGAAAATTTCTCGACTTGGGCTATCTGGCATGATCGTGATGGTCTGCAGGTATTCACCGAACACATAACCACCGGATAACTTACCATCAGCACCACGGACAGACACCGCCATCTCAGTGTCACCCAGCGCAAACATGGCATCCGCTGCATACCCTTGAAGCACTTGAGCGCTCGGGTATAAGTTAGTAACAGTGAGGGCAAACGTAGCGTCAGCACTGGTAATCGTATTAGACATTTATTTGCTCCTATTGAACTTCAATGCTGGCAAGAGTCAGTTTCTGCACACAGCCGCCATCACAGTACCAAAGCGTCATGCTTGGGCTGGTTCGCGCTGCGCGTTGCTCAGGCGTCGGATCAGCGATATAAAGGTAATACCCCTTTGCGATTAGAGAGGGTGAGATATCGCTACCAACCGCGTTTTGTATCTCTGAGATTTGAGCGCTGGAAAGGTTAACGCCTGTACGAATACCGCCGAACAAAATCCCCTGCGCAAGCGTGTCAGCAAACGAGGCCTCGATGATGGCCTTTCCACTGGTGTTGTAAGGAACAGAACGGTTTGATTGAAATAGCTCAATCGCATCTTGCATCAGGTTGGCATTCAGCCAAATTTGGAAACAGAAGCTATCAAGCCATTTGAAATCACCAGTGATAGTGCCGTCAGCCCAATATTTGGTGTCGTAGTTGTTGGCCGTGTAAGCGCCGTAGAAGTTGTAACCATTCGCGATCAGCGCATCGTATACCGCAGATTCAGTTACTGTTGCCAGCAATCCAGACAGGGAGCGATATTTGAACGGAACTCGTCCTTCTTGTCGGTCAAAATCCAGAGATGCCGCGTATCCCAGAGCTGATGCTGCATGGCTTTGTGAGCCATAAACCAACACGGTATTTTGATAGTCGTACACAGAAATAATCTGGTATGAGATTGTCTCTGTGCTCCCTGCTACGGTTGCAGAAGCTTCATCAGTGAAACCAACATAACCGAACCGGTAATTCTGACCATTAGCCCACTGTGAGAATGCTAAGTGCTCTGCCTGATCACAATCAAATGCAGTAGTGAACATCGCCCAGTTCTGGGAAGAGTTCAAAATAGACACCATCGCATCATTCACAACTGCTACATCAGCGCCTTGGGATAACGTTGCTCCAGTGGCTGCAGTCAGTTTTAAGCCAGCCGATAGGGTTCCAGTTGCATACGTGATAGAGCTTGATGCGCCAGACGTTACGGAATTGATGATGAACGCTTTCTGCGTGGTGTCATAGTCAACGGTAACCTTGTTGCCGATCCCCGTTTCTATCAAGTCAGCGGCTTGCGCAAAGCTTGTCGCCGTGCTCAAGTCGATGCTGGATGACGTTACCGCTGTACCGTCTACGCTTAGTGTTAAAACACCACTGAGTAACTTTAACTGCTCTAGCGTAACCTGCGCCATTGACCCAGAACGTAACCACGCCGAAGCCTCAGTTGTTGGGTATCGAGCAAAAAGCAAGGTGCCAGGTGTTTTTGTTGATTTGTCATAACCAGCGAAGTAAATCTCTGCCATGCTATATTCTGTCGATGCGCTACCAAAATATAACGCGACATCTTCTTTCGAGCTAAACGTGACAACAGAGCCAACTGGCGCATATTCATTGTCAGTCAGGATCAGCCCGTTTAGGTCAACCGCCGAGCCGCCAGCAGGCAATACTCCGGGGTTAATCTGAATATCTTTACTTAAAGAAATTGCCATTTAGTTGTTCTCCGGCGGGTATTTTAAATCTGCCGCGATAGTGTTGACGGCGATGTTATCCATGAAGTCGAGAGGTGTAGTTATCACTGCGTTGAATTGGCCGATAAAGTCCATAGTCCAACGTGACTCGTATTGCTGCTCACCGTTAATCATCGTCGTTTGATGCGGTTCTGAGCAGTAGAATGGCTGCATGACACTGCCGTTTGAGCGGAACCAATCACAGGCATAATCAGACCTGATCATGGTGCCGATGGTAGTTGCGTAGTTCTCTGCCTTGTCGCCGTAGCAGTCGATTTGACACCGCCATTGGGCGCTGCGCTGGGTATTCTGCTTACCTTGCCCAGCGACGCCATTGTCGTTGTATGTGACGCGGTTGGTTGATAACCCTTGCTGATTGAGAGGTGTCATGACAATGAAATTGCCATCAGGCATTGATAGCCTATTCTCCTGCCCTAGCACCACGTCATCAGCATCCAAAAGAGACAATAAAAAACCGCGTAAAGCGGTCGTTAGGTCGTCTTGAATGATACTTACAGAAGCACTCATGGTGATGCCCTCTGCAAATTGATAATGACACGGCACCAGTCCGGCCATAGCTCAGGAACTTTTACAACAAGCCATTCCTGATTGTTAACCACAAGGATGTCTCCCCCTTTCTGCTCTGGGCGATTAACGCCGTTGAAGTTCCCATTCAGGTACGCTGTTTTCAGTATTCCCTGAATGTTTACGGCGTCTATCTGGCGAAGGTCAGTTGTCGATAACTCCTGCAACTGAACCGTCACAGGAACCTCGTTGTAGCTAGGTGATCGCTTTCCGGATGGAAGCGTGATGCTACCCGTGCTGACTTTGAAAACACCGTCTGTGTTGGGGTTGATGGCCTTGGTGAATGCGTTTGCTATTCCACGTAGGTTCATTATTTAACCTCGTAGTCAACAGAGTTAATCATTACCCTTGTATCAACCAGTGGCTTAGTGGAGTTATTCGGCATCACCTTGCGGTTTCGTCTGGCGCTTATAGTTGCATCCCTAAGTTTTGGCTCCATCAAGGTAGCAATAGACCCTTTAATATCGCCAACTATCTGGGCACCTACAACTTCAAGGACATCTTGTGCAGAGATTCCAGCCCTTAAGCCTCTGGCGACTGATCTAGACCATTCATCTTGATGTTCAGCAATTGCATTTCTGAAAAATGACCTTGGGAGTTGGTTGTTAGACGGATCTCCATATTCATTTCTTGCTGCCACCATCGCAACGCTAGTTCCATCAGGATATGCGGCCCCCTCTAAGAATCCAGCACGAACCTCGGAAGCATTCAACTTCTCTTCCATATCCTTTAGGTATTTATCAAGCCCACTTGCCATTTAACACCCCGGATAATAGTTCGCCATGCGATAAACTTTTGTAGCCTGCCAGAATTCCATTCCGTACTGACTCTGCGTGTACCACATGTAACGAAACTCAACCACGCCAGCTTCCGACGAAACCGAGACAGAACCTTCAGAGGCGGAAGATATCCGCCCCACCATTCCAGAGCCACCGTTACCCTTATCATCTCCATATCTCAGATACGCCAAATGAGCCATTAGCAGATAGAGCAAACGCTCTCGCTTAACAGTATCTTCGGCCAATGAAAATTCAGTGTTGTTTAGATAATCGGTGGCTTGTTCAAAAAGAAATGGAAGCTGTACATCTGTAACGTTGGAGAACTCTGGGAACATGGCGCGAAACTTTGGAATATCCAGCGTTACGACGCCCATGCTTTACTCCTCTTTGTCGTCCTCGACGCCAGCATCTTTGGCACTTACCTGCTCAAGACCTGTTTTCTGCTTAGCGCGCTCAAGAGAGGCATCTTCTACTGATTTCATATCTGAAACGGCAAAGACAATACCGTTAGCGAACAGAGGAGAAGATTTGTGATTTCTCTCAAACTCCTCCCACACATCCGCAGGAACGTCTTTAGTGATCCCAAATCCATTAATGAGCATGGAATCATTGGCACCCTTCAGGGTTAAGGCGTTAGCTCCATGACCGATTCGTAACCCACACGGTAGCTTGCAACCAATTACATATGGCGTTTTTTTAGACATTTAATCAAACTCCCAGCATCTGAGCGTATAGCATTGGTTGAGTAATAACGGCACCGTAGGTAGTGCCAGAATGCTTCTGCTTCCAACTTGAAGTCATTGTGATTACTGGGTGGGCGCGGAGTTTTTCACTGTATGCGCAGTAACCAACATCCTGACCTTGAGCTGTTTCTACGAACATCTGAACCAACTCGCCTGCATCAGTTTTATACTGAGGTGCAACTTCGATACGGATGTTAGTGAAGGTGTCTTTAACCATCTTCTCAACCGTGTTGCCAAAGATTTCGTTAGCACGTTTGAAGTAAACGGAACTGGTTGGAGACATACACAGAACCAAAGGTGATGCCATATCAACACCATCACCGACCGCACCATTGGTTCGAGAGATAAGATCTGCATACAGTGCCAACACATCGTTGTAGATATCGATAACTTGCTTATCTTTCCACAGCGTTTTGCCATCCACTGTTGCTGGCGTAATCGGGGCTGGCAATGCAGGGTCGTTAAGAATGCCATAGTTCAGCAATCCAGCTACACCGTAGAAATAAAACTTGTTCTGCGCCTGATTTAAAGTCCATGCCGCGGCTTTTTGCTTCTCTGCAACGTATGGCAGCATCGCCAATCCATATCGCTCCTGCTCAAGCTCACCATAAGTAACCATGGTCTGGTAGCGATATACCTGACGGTTTTCCCATTGTGATGTAACTTGGTTTGCGCCTTGCTCGCTGTAGTCGTCATAAGCCACCACATCACCAGACTGCTCAACGCGCTGGATCATCATGGTGTCTTGCGCCCACGAACCTTTTTTCTTTTCACCGAGGATATCCACTGCCTTCTGCTTCGCGAAGATAGTTCGGACAATTTCAGGGTCAATGAATGTGGATACGATGGCAGGAATACCACCGTTTGGAGCCATGCCCGGCTGAGGGTCAGCATCCATTGCAAACTTGGTCACAGATGGTGGCAGGTAAATGCCTCGAGATTCAGCTTCCGCTTTAAAGGCCGCGAAATCAGCCTGAGTCAGTTTAGGCATTATGCTTTGCTCCATGTAGAAATAACGAGTAAATCACCGACCGCGGCAGGGCTTGCCACATACCAGTCGGTTTCAACGGCGCCAGAGACAGTTGCTCCGGCAGCATCGGTTTTCAGCGTTCCATCGGCAAGAACAGCAAACACCTTTTGACCAATGGTTGCTACAGTTGCAGAAACAGCCCAGAAATCTCCACCGACAATTGGCGACGCCTCACGGCCTTTAGGGATAGTCATGCTGTTGCTTTGCAGATAATTAATGGTGGCGTTAGCGTTGTTCTGCACAAATCCGACTGGCTTTCCTGTACCGGTATTATTCAACTTCACTGGGTTAGTAGCATCGCGCCATGCAAAGCGAGCCATTACCAATCCGTTGTCACCCGCCTGAAACGCTCCGGGTCCACCTGCAGCTGCGATGATTGGTGTGTTGGATGCCGGCTGACCAGCCTGACCCACACCTGAGTAAACTTTTACGCTCTGTTGAAACATGATTATTGGCCCTCAAAGAAGTTTTTCACGTTTTCACGAGATGTTGGGGTGATTGGGTTAGCGTCATTAGCCGTTGATGGTGCACGTGAATACGCCTTAAAAACTGAGCTAAGCGCTCCAGCGGGGATAGACGCATGCTCATCGCAACCCAACTGCTTCAGAGCAGTGCGATAAACCTCTTCGGCGCTATCACAGGCTAACTCACCTACAACGGGACGAACATCGCGCTCAGCTTGGCGCAGTGCGATAAATCGTTGCTCAACCGCTTTAATGGCTGCATCCATAGCCAGTCGGCTGTCATTTGCCATCTTCTCTTTCTTATCGTCATCTTCGTCATCAGCCGTTTTCGACTTCTTGTCTTTGTCGTCTTCGTCTTCAGCGCGATCACGTTTGCGATCTTTGTTTTCCCGATCTTCTCGCTCTTTCAACTCGCGCTCTTCACGCTTTAAGCGATCAGCTTCAGATTCGTTATCTTTCTCAGCCTGAGTAGCTTCATCTTTGATGACCTTGCTGACTTCGTTTTTTACTTCTTCAGGGTCAGCATCACTTGCCAGTTTTGGCAGGATATAGGCCCATAACTTGTCTAATTTTGACATTAGCTTGCTTCCTATTGAGGGTTTTGAGTCATAAACAAACACGTCGGGGCCAGCCCGACCACTTGGCACGATTGCCACATGGTTACAAACGATGTCACGCATAACACCATCGTATGGTTCCCCCTCGTACACTCCCGGAGTCATATCTAGCCGGTATCTGTAAGAGGACGAGATTTCTCTCTGCTGCTTGTTCTCTACGCCGATGATGGAATTAACATCCCAGATAACGAGAGAGTTTTTTAGATAGGTTCCGTCGAAGTCCGCGCTTTCCCCTGTGGAGCCGATGATTGCCTCTTTCGGAGGGTCAATGACGGTTACGCCAATATGCTTATCGAGTAGCGGCTTATTGTTGAATGTATCCGCCCCCTTCTTTAGCTCTTCAGGGTCACGAAGGAGCCGATATGCTTTATCTGGTATTAGCCCCAATGATTCCCATTCAGGGATTTCTTTACCGTAGTAGACGCAGACGTTAGCTTTGCTAATTGGCGTCAACTCAACATGAAGCATCCCATCAACGTCATAGCGCCGAACGCTCGCCTTATCGAAGGCAAACTTCACATCTTTCATGTGGTTTCCTGTTTTCAGGCAATAAAAAAGGCCACCTAAGTGACCTGTCTAAAATGGAAGCTTTGGCTTCCAAGTACATCCGCAGTTGGGTTCCTCTCCCGGCATGACATACTGCCCCTTGTCGCCAATAGGTAACCCCTTGTCGAGATCAAACTCTTTTCCATTGGCTAGCACATGCTTATGCCGAGGGTGATTGCCACCGCCACTATGCAACCATGTTCCTTTCTTGATCCCTGCCGCCTGTTGCCTCGCTGCAGATAGCGCACTAGTTGCCTTGCGAACCTGATCTCGAGCAATGAACTCGGCACGCCGACGAGTTATTCCGTGTCGCTTGCCAAAGTTACGTTCAATCTCATCAACTAGCGCCTTGCGGTCGCCTCCACGAGCCACGGAGCGATAGACCATCCCCTCAACTTCAGTGAAATACTTCTCGGGTATTGAACGGATGAGTGAAACGTTCTCTGCGATGATTGCCTCACGCTTCTCTAACATGGCCTGCGTCCACTGCATATTGATGGTTATTCCCTCCCTTCTTGCAGAGGCCATCAATCCACGATCAACAGAGCTTTCTGTTCGCTGGAACACAGCGTCAGAAACAGGTAGCGCCTTGTTAATGAATCTGTCTACCCACTTCCTAGCGAGTGCTTCCAATGCTTTCTTAACTAGAGTGACTGGGTTTGCATCCATTGCCAGTGCTGAATCTTCTGCAAGAGGATTGTCTCGGATGATATTAGTTATCTGCTGCTTTACTTCATCATTCATAGCCCTGATCTCAGCAAGCAACTCACGCTGATACCATCTGATGTTTCCCGCATTATAATTAATAGCGTTCAGCGTCTTCGTCTTCTTCCGGTTCATAATCACCATCCAGATTTTCGAAGCCAGCGCCGTCAATGCCTTTCAATGCATCACGCCCCTCTTCAGAACTAACCAACTGAGCATCCGAGGCTGTGGTTACGGTACGAACCTTGATTTCATTAATCTCGGCTTTCTCTTTTTCGCTCAACTCATCCAGTGGTCGGAACTCAAAATAAATATCCTCTTTAATTTCACCGAACTCAGAAAGCTGGATGATTTTGAAGATATTCTCCAGCGCACGTCTGATGTCGCGCTCCTGCATTCCCGATATGGTTTCATGCCATGTTTCTAGCTCTGAGTCACCAGAAGCATTCAGGCCAGCCGGAGCATTACCCAATAGCTTGAGGTTGGTGATACGTGCAGGAATACACATCTGGTCTTGGTAGTTTGATAAGAGGTTTGACAGGTCGCTCAGAGAGGTCTGCATATGGATCAGGTCTTCCTGAGTATCCAGAGCCCAAATGCCGAAGTTGTCTTGATATTGTGTGAACAACTTGATGCGCTTATCGAATTGCCCAGGCTCCTGTAATCGAGCATCCATATCAGTTTTCAGGGCTCTCATGCGTAAAGAGCGAATTATCTTGATCACGTTCTTCTTAGCTTCTCGCCAATCAACAACGTAATCCTCCATCAACTGCGTCAGCGATAGGCCGCCAAAGTTATACGATGGCTTTAAGATATCAGGCACCGGTCTGCTGATGATGTCGATAAACCTAGTTTCATGAACAGTATCCCCCATTACAAACCATGCTTCAGGCTTGTAGAATCCGGCAGCCAGTGGATAACGAGTGTTATACATGGCCGGATAAATCCACGTGGGGTCTACGACTCGAAGCCCCTTGAGAGAACCCTTTGGTATCTTGCGCGGATCGAGAAATAGCGGCTTTGAAAGCTCTTCTGTTGTTGCTCCCGTGTCGATATAAATATGGGCCACACCAAACATGGAGTCTTGCTTAACCGCTTCGTGAATTAAGCGCTTCACATCGAACTTTTCCAGCGCACTTTCCATAAGGTCGATATCCGGATCGCCGTCCTTTAAGCTTTTCACTTCAATCCAGTTACGCGTCATCTCATCTGCCATGACTGTATGCATATTCGCATACTCAACTTGCTGAGACATTGCGGCCAGAATTGGATAGCCACGAAATCCTGAATACTCACCACCAATTGACATGCTATTCAGTACATCGTAGGGGGTGGCATCCATTGCCAAGGCGATTTCTTTTTTGCCTGCCGGAATTACACCGGGTAAAGGTTCGTAACGCTTAAATTCAGCAAATGGCTTTTCATCATTCGCACATAGTGAGCTATCGAGGTGAGACTGAGTAATTTTAACCACCTCCTGCCGAGGTGCTTGCGCAGCTTTCTTACGTCTTGTCATTGCAGTATCTCGTCAGGAATATTAAACAGTACGCCAGCCTTCGCCTTCATTTCGGTGATGGCATCCATCATTGGGTCAAGTTGGTCGTCATGCGTGTTGAATTCAGGGTTAATTGCTTCCATCTCGACGAGGAAGTCATTAATAAAAGGCTTATCTGCAGGAAGTTTGATATATCCAGACTCGATGAACCCTTGAGTGTCCATCAGCCTTGTATATTTATCTTTATCTCTCTGAATGGCCTTAACTGGGCATAGAGCGTCTTTTCTAATGCTCTGAATCAATCCAGTACCAGAGGCCTTATCTTCAATAGCCATGTGTCTCAATGGACCATTTCTTAAAGCCTTACATGATTGCCAGAATGCAATTGCTCTTCGTTTCAGTTCGTCCGCCTCCCACTTTCCGCGGATCATGTCGATTAGGTACATATATCCATCGACACCAAGCCCCCAGTGCTCGAATACTGAGAAGTCATTAACCTCTTTTGTCTTCTGTGCGGTGTCTCCGTACACGGCTCGCCATTTCATTACTGGCAGCTCTCGGTATTCTCCGAACCACTCAGACTTAATCAGTCCGCCGCCTTTTGCTGTTGGCCTTTGCTGATATAGGGCATTCCAGACTAATGACCCACGTTGTTTCGCCTTATCAACAAAACCTTGCGGCATTCTTTCTGGAAAGAGTATTTCTCCGGGTTTTCTAAGTAGGTAGGTCTTCCCGTTTAACTCATGAACCTCTTCTTTCTCGGCCTCCATGGGGAAGCTAACCACGCGCCATTTTTCCCCACCCTCATCGGCCTTCTTCAATAGCTGCCCGGCTAAGTCGTTCTGGTGCCATCGGGTGAGAATGATGATGATCCCGTTAATCTTAGGATCAGCACGTGTAAAGAAAGTGGTGTCATACCAGTCGATAACAGCCTCTTGGTATGTGGGCGAAGATGCGGTTTTATAGTCTTTGGCTGGGTCATCAATGATACCAATGTTCATCCCTTGCCCAGTGATACCACCATTAACACCGGCTGCACGGTATGAACCTCCGTGAATCTCACCATTAGCATTTACTACCTCCCATAACTCAGCGGTTCGTATTGCCCCACCGGCACCAGTCCGACCAGAAGGAAGCGCGGTGTTAGGGAATACATCTGAATACTTCTTTGAACCGACAATGCGTTGAGTGTCACGAGACATCCTGTTCGCCAAATCAGACGAGTACGAACAGGCGATAACGTTCCAGTCTGGATGTTTACCCAATACATAAGCAGGGAATCTTCGTGACGCTTTTTCGCTCTTACCAGAACGCGGAGGGGCAAATATCATTAGACGAGGCATCTTTCCAGCCTCAACATCAGCCAGAAACTGATCTAACTCAGCCGATAAAAGCTCATTAAACCAGCCCGTCTCATATAAGGGGTTGGTATATAGAGTGAACCCCATCAAGCTAGTTCTTGCTTCCTGTATGGCTCGGCGCTTGTATGCCTCAAGAGTCTGCAAGTTTCTCAGAGAGTTGCGATCTGTGACGGCCATGACCCAACTCCTTCAATCTCTCTTCAAGCTCTTCAGCGGAAATATCGGTATATTCAATTGGCCCACCATTTTTCCCAGTAAGCTCACTCGATACCTGATCGCGAAATGCCTGCACTGTCACATGCTTACCGAGAAGCTCAAGGTTCTTAACTTTGTCAGGCCATTTGATTTTTTTGAGGATACCGACCATCTCGCGGTCATCGCCTCTACCCTCAAACATTTCAGCTAGATCGAATCCGCTCAGGTAGCGCCTCCACGATGCCGGCCAATCAGAAACTGGCTTCAGGCTCATGTCATCGTTCATGATGTCGAGCACATCCATCTGATCTATTTCGATAAGACGCTTAAGCACGTACGCAGCATCTATGCCAACCTCTTCGCAACGCTGAGCCTTCAACTCAACCACGAAGCTTTGAACGTTAACATTTGCTAACAGTCGTGATGCTTGTTCATTGGCGGTCTTTTCGCTGTAACCCGCCCTGATTGCTGCCTGTGTGGCATTGAGGTCTTTCAGGTACTCACGGGCAAACAGCTCTTGTTTGTCTGTGAGCTTTGCCATTTTAAGAATTTCCAACTTTTAGCTCGGTGAGTACTTCTCACTTTGCGATATTTAATTTGTTAAACGATGACTCCAGCAGCACGTAATGATGTTAGAAGCGCATTTAGCTGAGTACCTGCGCTTGTTCCATCAGCGGCGACTGTGCAGTTAGCTACAGTTGCTGCCTTCTTCACGCCGCCTAATGCTGTGGGTGTCGCCGCTGGCAATGTATATTCCTCACCGTTTACATCTTCCATGGTAGCCACCTCTACGGTAGCCCCTGACTGTGCAATTACACGCTTTGGCATATCTACTCCTGATTGTTTGTTGGCATTAGCGTAGACACTCTGTGAATGCCTACGGTGATACCGCGTCTTTCCGCTTGTCCGCCTATACTGCAATCTTTTTTCGCTGGGTCATGCCCAACAGGAGTTTTCATGCATATAAGCTGCCTCTGTTATGTGCGCCACCGGAGGATGGGCTAGTGAATTTGGTTAGCCAGACTTGCCCCGCTTCGCAGAGGTGCTAACTGACTTACGGCTTACCCGTCAGCAAGAAAGTGATCACCTCCTACGGGGTTACACAATCTAGTTCCTTCTCGGGGGAATTGGTAAGAGCCGTTGTGAAAGTGGCTCTAATTGCTTTTAGATGTAAGCAAATTTGCTCATATTGAAAAGGTTCTAACGCTTGGGCTTTTTGTCTGCTAGCGTCATTAGAACATCGAGAAGGATTTCCGCCTTCTCAACATTCGATACGCCTAGAGATATCCGTCCGCAATTCAAATACTGGAACCCATCCTTAAGGTAGCGATGAATAGTCTCTAATTGCTGCTTTTCATTTTTAGTCATGATTCATTCGTTAAAGATTAGCTTGGGCTGGGTTAGTGATAAGATCTGCTCGAACTCAATGGCGAGAAGTTTTTTCTCTCGCTTTCTAGCATTCATCATCTTGCTTCCAATTCTTGCCTTAACCTCAGACTTAGCAACTTTCAGTGCATGTCGATGTTGAGCTTGTTCGCCCATATCATTCCAGCGGCATATTTGATCTGCCATCCAGTTGAATGCCTGAATATATCTAACCTTGATTAGCGTTGCTGCTGAGCCAGTAAATCCCATGACTACCAGCATATATCCGTCTTTAGTCAGCTTGAACATTGGCTGCGTTTCGCCATTTTTATCAATGAAATCAGCCTCCTCAAAATTGAGTTGGGCGAATTCATCAGGACACTCATCACGAACCTGTCTTATTTTCCTCAGTACGTTATCGTGACGCTTCCCAAAGTAGGCCGCTATCTTTTGGCTCGTGGTAAACGCTTGGCCTTGAATAGCCATTACCATTTTTGAGAAATCAAATTCTTGTATCACTAATTCCTGTTTCATATCGCTATTACCTTTTGGTGATAGAGCCTGTTCTCCAGATGTAGGCAGCCCAAGAGCGGTCAGCGATAACCACTGCCCTATCTCAAGCTCTACCCCGAAAGGCTCTTGGTTTTTTAATGCGCGGAGAAAGCGCGGTAAAATGCAGATGTAAAAAAGCCCCACCGAAGTGAGGCTCTATTGGGTATTGCTTTTATTGAGGGAGGGCCGGTTTTCTCTAATGGCCTTTTTAATCTGTTCACTTTCAACAATGCCTTTCTCGGCAAGGCTTTTCATAATCTCTGCATATTGCCGATAAATATTCTTACTATCGAATACGGCCATGAATCACTCCTATTGGCACTGGGTGCGGATATAACTCTGTAACCCGTTAATCATTGTTTCGGATTGCCTGATTCGCTCGACGAGACTGAGATAATCCCGTTCAACGGAGTCAGTTCACTGGTAACAGCGATCCGGTGCGGATGGGTGAAGTTTTCTTTTCGCAGCTTTGTACGCTTCAGTGGCTTCACTATGGCTCTTAAATGACCCAAGCTCGATTCTCTTTCCAGAAACAGTGATTCTTGCGCTATACATGTCACGCCTTACGTCATGCTTAACGCCACTGCAGATTCGATTATGTTGATTTTCTGAAAGAGTCACAGCCCTCAAGTTTTCATGAGAGTTGTTCGCTTGATTTCCATCTATATGGTCAATGCAGCATGTCCAGTCACCGTTCAGCAGAAACCAAATTACCCGATGTGTAGCAAGCTTCCGTCTTTTTACACCTACTCTGTAGTAGCCATCAGCAGTTTTAACTCCCGCTTCTTTACCAAGCATATGACCATTAAATTTTGGTGCTTTCTTCCATTTCAAGCCTGAGGAAACACAGGAATCTACTTCCAAATGCTCTCTGATATATGCTTCTATTTCATTTGTTACTTCGGCTCTCTTCATTAAAAACCACCTTACGAATATATTCTTGAAGCCCAAGAATTTGTTTTTCAGATGTGACTAATTGCTCTCTGAGACGTAAATAATTTTGTTGAGCGTCTGAAGTGAGTCTGGGGCTGGTTGCATCAGGCTCGCCGGAGGCGGAGGAGGTTTCGCGCAGCTTTGGACAACTGGCCGCGATACGCAGCCGCTTAGTGCCATTGCTAAGGTCAGCACGCAGACGCTCAATTTCACTTTTTGCATTGGCTAATTCCTGAGTGACTTTGATATCGAGCTCGGCGGCCTGTACTCGTTGCCGCTGGATGTTCTCTAGGTCTGCTTTCTGCTGATTGGCCACCTGAGTGATTTCTTTCAGTTCGGAACTAAGTGACTGCATCTGGCTTGTCGTGTACCACATGCCAACTAGTAGAGCGATGATGACAGCGATCAGCGCGGTAGTTACTCTACTCATGACAGAAACAGAGATTTCTCCGCCTCTCGACGCCGTGTTAACCCTGCAACCTCTTTCCCGTCAGCCTTATTCCATTTCGGGAACTCGTTTGCTGCACCGGCATAGTCTCCAGCGTTCAGTTTCTTCAGCAAAGTTGAGCCTTTCAGCGCGTTAACTCCGAGGTTGTAAGCAAAATCGACGAGCGCATCGAACTGGTTCTGATTGATTTGAACCTTAACCAGAGTGTTTACGCCGTTCTCATACTGGACTACACCCTGCTTCAGTAGGTCATCGGCTTTCTGTTGAGTAATTTTCATGCCTGCCGCTACTGGCTTACCGTCTACCGGTTGCGTCCATCCATAGCCAATAGTCCAGACATCTGCAATATCTTGATAAGCCGTGAGTTTGCAGCCTTCGAATTGCTTAATAAGATTGATGCCGTTTTCACTAATTTGCATTTTTCATCCCCGTAATGCGCTCCCAGAAGAAACTGAGCGCTACGCTACCCATCGTTCCGCTCATGCCAGAAACAACGAGTACGTAATAAATACTCAGCCCAGATTCAATACTGATCAGGCCGCCAATTAGTCCAGCAAAGCCAGATACAGCAACTTGAGCGAAAGCAGCCACCCAGCTCCATGCCGTCTTATTTGTTTTTGTATCGATGATGTATTTAACGAAGCCGCCGTAAATGGACATAGCAGCAATAAGAACCCATACGACTAAACCGTATGAGCTCGGGTCTTTGTTTGGCATACGCATATCCACCTCCCCGTAGGGAACGGCGCTTTTATTGTGTGTAGGGAATAGCGTCACCCGTATCCATGCCAATCTAGAGGATGCGTGAGTGCGGTTGGTTGGTTTTGGATGACGCTAAATGCAAAAAGCCCCGAGCTATTAACTCAGGGCTTGAAATTGATACCGACCTTCCAGCCGGTTAGGTGGGGATAGCAGTCAATGAGACGAACCTACCCACTGTGCGATTGTTTTTCTGGCGTCGCACCGGTTATCCAGAAAGCAAAAAGGCCAGCGATTAAGCCAGCCTTTTCTTTGTTACTGCGCTCTTTCGCTTTTGCTCCCGAGCATGCATCAAATTTATACTAATGCTTGCCCTTTTGCTTTAGCTATTCGTGCTATTAAGCTGCTTGATGTAGAATTTCTTTCTCCATTTCTCTTTTAGATGAGTAATAGAGTTCCCCATCAAGGATATTTTCAGCCCATTCTATTCTATTGCGAGACTCTTTTGCTGATATCCCTGTCAATGCAGAAAGCGATCGAATCAGGTCTTGCGAGCTTTTGCGCCTACAGTATTTTAATCTAGCCATAGAACGAATCGGGTTATCTCTTCCTAACACCTTCGTTATCAGTCGCTCCATAAAGGCGGCATCATCTGATTCTTTGGCGAGAGCGATGATGTTGCCTGCTGCTGATTTTGGAATGATGATATCTCTGGCTCTGCGGTGTAGTTCTTCATCTCGATATCCTTGGGCAAAAAGCTCCGTGACAGTGCTTTCTATCTGCTTGCTTTTCTGTTCACTCCATTCGCATCGCATCATTAATCGGCCTATCACATTAACCTCTCCGCGTGGAGACTCATCGCCTCGCATATGATCACCCCAGACTCTTAGCATGTAGCGTATCCACTGCCGCTGGGAGTCGTTGATAGTTTTCCATCCATTGCCAAACAAGCGCCGCATATCCGTTTCACGACGTATGAATGCCAACTTAGATAGCTGCTCAATGTCGTATCTATCTTGTCTCATCGCTTACCCCACCTGTTCTTCCCACAATCCCCGCGAGCTGTCATGAATACACCATTCACTATTGCGTGGTGCTTGGCCTCTTTGTCATTGAGGTATTTGGATATGGTTTCTCTGTTGATGTGTAAGCGTCATGCTAGTTCGCTCTGATTACCGTATGTATCGACTAGCATGTCGGGTATTGTTCGGATTTCGGCATTCATATCCCCTCCAGTTCGGTGATGACTACTTCCAGCTTTCCGCCCTTCACCATCTCACCGCGCCGCACCCTGAAATCATCAATCTGCTCGTCGTCTTCCATGAATCCAGCATGCACAAGCGAATCAAAGACGGCCTTTTGCAGGTTGTCTAAGTCTCGGCGGCGTTTATCTGGTACGTGGGCAGTGATTGAGAATTTGAGTCTGGAGGTGGTGTGAATATCGAGGTTTTGTTGCTTGATGATCGTGATAATGTTTTGTCGGTATTTTGTGCCTTTCTCGCTGATATAGTGCCGTTGCCTTGCGTGTCGCCAATATGTGTTTAGGCTCGGCGGGTACGGCAGCGTTAGCCGGTATTCCTTCATAGTTTTAGCTTTCCCTCTGCAATCAGCGCGGCCTGAGTTCGTATTACTCCCTCAAGGTGTGCCATATGCGCTTCACCAGCGTCTGTGCGCCTTGTCCTGCGGTCTATTTCATCGTGACATGCAGAGCATGCCCAAGCGCCGAATAAGTCGTTAGGCTTCATCCCTACGCCGCATAATCCAGCCATTCGAAAATGAGCCAGCACTACCGTCTCGCTGTTACCGTTACATATGCCGGGTAAACGCACTTGGCATTCTCGGCCTTGGGCTTCTTTCCGAAGGTTAGCCATTGTTATCTCCTATCTGGATAACGGTCAGGCCGTGACCAAACACCGCACCTGTGTCGATATAGCGCTGATTGAAAAAATTCATGGGGCTGCGAGCTGGCGTGTGTCCAAAAATAAACTCGTCCGCACCGGTAATGTTGCAGCCGATCCCGTCCATCGCGTTACTCACCCGCTCTCGATTCCAAACCACATCATTCTCATCGACACGTTTGCCAAATATGTATTCGTTTGATGGGTAGTCTGCATGGGCTATCACATAGCTCTTGCTGGGGAAATTGACTTCGATAATCAGCGGTAAACTTTCTGCATGGGCGATTAATGCCTTAGCAAGTACCTCTTGGTCGTAATCGAGATAGAAGAACCATCCTCCGCCATTAGCTAGCCAGTGATTTACATTGCCGGTGCCATTTAATGCCTGAATAGCCATCTGCTCATGGTTACCGCGAACAGCTCTAAACCAAGGATGAGAAATCAGGTCGAGACATTCGACGCTCTGCCCACCACGGTCGATTAGGTCACCAACTGAAATCAGCAGATCTGCGTCAAAGTCGAACTTAATCTCTTCGAGGTGTTCCATCAGCATGCCATGGCAGCCGTGTAAATCTCCTACTACGTAAACCTTTCGATAGTCAGCTCCGTTAATGCGGAGGTATATCCCTTCGCGGGTTTCAGTCATGTCTATCTCCAGATTTTGGATGTCTGTATTTTTGAATTGGGTAGGTAATTTGATTCAGGGAGAAGTGCTTGAACGAACCAGTGACGATTGTCTGCTGATAGTGATTTAGTGGCCTTCACCCCGTTGTTTTTGTATCTATCGAGTAGTTGATTAGCTTCTTCTGTGGTCATGGGTTCGTGTGTGAACCACGACGATTTAGCCATGATTTCCACCTTTGCATTCGCAATATATTTCAAACATACGCTTAACTATTTCTCGGCAGTAATAACCGTCAACATCCCTCGTTAAGTCGTATCGATTTCCATACTTTTTGCGCATTAGGATTTCAAAGTGTTTGTTCATGCGGCCTCCGGCGGCTCGGGTTCGGAAGTGGCATAAATACCGGGATTGCCCAACAACTTTGCCAGCCTTAGAGCTAATGTCTGTTGCTCCCAGCGATTAGTGGAGAGCAGCATATTCTCTGCGGCCTTGGCTATCTCGATTAACTCAAGAACCGTTTGAGGGTCAGCAGACGCGATAAACTCTGCATCTCGCTTTTCTACTGCCGTCGCGATGACATTTTCATTTGTGAATGAAAACTTACCGTTAACAATACCGTTGAACGTAGTTGCCGCCCTTCGCCATGCTCCAGCCGTTGCAGCTTTGGCCTTCACCTCTAAATCGTCGTATTTGTTCATGCTGCTCTCCCGTAGAAATCTCCGCTGTACCGTACATCACGAAGCTTTACTCCGTTGTTTACAGAGTAAGCCGTTGCGTATTCGATAAGTGAACCCATTCGCTTCTTACCCATCTGAGCGGTGCTTTCTCGGATGTTCAGCCATTCCCCTTCAATGCCCTGAATCAGCGGCGATTCATTGGCGTTGTTCTCAACCATCCAGTGACCGGACACAAAAACGTTTTTCCATTGCCAGTCACGTAGCCACATATCGCCCAGGCTTATCTGTTTAGATACATCGCCGCATATGGCATGGAATTTATCGTTTTGAGGTAGGTTGCGTGGCGCGTCGCCGATGGTTACTACTAGGGGGAATTTTTCGTCAGTGGGTAGTGAGTCTATGAAGTTTTTTAGGTTCTGCTTTATCGTTCCGTCCCGTAGGTAGAACGTTGTTCGTTTCAATGGTCACTCCTTCGGTATGCTGCATACCCATTGGTCTAATGCTTTTTCACATACAGCTCTATGCTCATATACAGCCACAGCACCTTTAGCCATTATCTTCTGGTCTCTGCTGGCGGTGGGAAACGCAGCAGCGACACCGGCGGCGAAGACGACAAACATCATAATGATGGTTCCTATTGAAGACTTATCCATCACTCCCCCTTAACTTTGATGCCATTCTGTCGGTTAGAGCGGCATACCAACGCCCAGAAATTCATATCGCAAATCAGTGCTACGCGTATTTCCGCCGTTAAGCGAAAACCTAGCTTGTTTGACTTGCCGACTGATCGGTGACGCTTGCGCATAACCTTGCGTGCGTGAGCCGCCTGTACTTCAATCTGACGCCGTCTTGAGGCATAAACACCCTTTGCAGGTATTTTTCGAGCCTGTTTTTGATACGCGGTTAACAGGTCGTGTACGTCTGTAGATTTAGCCATTCTTCCGCTCCCCTTCGGTAATCTTGATGCCAGCTGCTCGGATACTTTCTTCATAAGCATCCATTCCATCGCCAAATCCTTTTGAGTAATCCACCGTAAAACCTTTGGATAATGCCTCCCTACTATCAACAAACTTTGGTGGATTTACCTCCACCGCCTCGCGGCTTGCTTGCCATGCCTCCCATGCACAAAAGAATCTTGTAGAATCCTCCATGGTTATTGAGCGATCTGGATCGGAATTACACCACGCTTCAAACTGTTCACGACTTGTCATCAGCAACCTCCAGAACATCACCACAACTGTAATTTCGTTCAATCCCATCAGTACCAAGTATCGTAATATCACCATCAATTATGCAGACGGTTCTCACTATGAATATCTCTCCATTAGGCATTGTTACTAACTGCAAAACATCGATATCTTCAGCTAATACTTTCATCGTTGCTATCCTTGAGCACTTGATCCAACCTTCACTACTTGTCATGACAGGACTCCCTCGTTGCATTCATTTTTAAAATTAATTTGTTGATTTCATCTCTTTTTTCTGGAGTGATGTCTTGAAGACCAGATTTGAATAATTTAGTAAAGCCTTTGCTAATCTCTCGCATCACAAGTTTTAGAAAAAATACTTTTAACCATCTTGGACAGTATGGGTTAAGCCCGATTTTCTTTAAAAATTTCACTTTTAATTTATTCATCACTATCTCCACGCTGATAAGCGCCAACACGCAAAAATATGTTTGCAACTTCAAGGCTAAATTTAATAAGGTTTTGGCGTTTTTCTGGTGTATCAACTTCGTCTATCCAGCGGAAATTATCGCCTGAATATTTATCAATAACGACGTAATCATCTGAACAGATATGCATCACGCCGCCCTCTTCGATCGGTAGCTTTCCCATGTAAACGCCAGCGTACATCCTCCGCCATCGCTCATGCGGTCGAGAACACGCTCACCAATGAACGTAACCAGCTCTTCCCGAGTCAAGTTGCTTATCAGGATGGTCGGGCGCATCTTCTCGTACCGCGTGTTGATGATTTCAAACAGGATCATCTTTTCAGAGTCAGAGCCGAACTGAACGCCAACCTCATCGATGATTAACAGATCCGGCGCGGTGTATGTCGCAATAACTTCCGCTTCCGTCATTGTTGCCGTCTTGCTCCATGTCGATTTGAAGTTTCTGGCAACGCGTAGCGCAGTCGTAAACAGCGCTGAGTCCTGATGTTCTCGGATCACATGTTTGGCAATAGCCAGTGCCAGGTGATTCTTCCCGGTGCCCGGCTTACCGCACATCACCAGCCCGCCGCCCTGTTTCAGTCGTTCAGGCCATTTCGCCGCATACGCCTTGCAGACATTCAAGCAACGTTTAGCTTCTGGGTTGACCGGTTCGTAGTTATCCAGTGTGCATGGTGCGAATCTCTCAGGAACCTCGAGTTCTCGCATCAGGTTATCGATTCTGCGTTGCTTTGCGCGTTCGTCTGTGGCCTGTTGCTCTGCCTTGAGGCTCGCTAATTCTTCAGTCAAGCACTTAGGGCATGGTGACGGGTAGGATGGGACTTTCACTGGCCCGACTGACTGCCGCGTTCTCTGCTCAAACTCACCATGCTTTTCACACACGGAAGTTGAGTAAACGACCACGGTGTGCTCGATTTCAATTGGTGGCTTGGATAGGTCATTGAGTCGCTTCTCAACGTTGATGATTTTTTCTATCAGGTTCATGGTTGCTCCGCCCATGCTGGTATGTCTGTTTGCCCATAGTCTTTGCCGGAGAAGTTATCGTTAACCGCTCGCTGCACCGGTTGCTTGTAGGAATTTTTGTTCTGGTAGTTGAGCTTGGCACTGGCAGTGTTAAACCAGTTCTTTGGCTTCTGGTGAGTAAACTCCAGATCTAGACGTGTCAGCTCAGATATGAGGTCAATATTCGAGAAGAGCGCTTTCCAGCTGTCGAAGTCTTTATGATTCAGACGAACGACATTTCCCTCAAAAGCATAACGGCTTGCCATTTGATGAACTGTGGCCTCCTGAATTTCCTCTCCTGCACAATCCGCTTCAGCGGGTTGGGTGTTATAGGGAATCAGGTTAAGGGAATCAGGAATCAGGTTAAGGGAATCAGCAGGATTTAAATTGTTCTGCTCTGGTTCTTGCACTGTACTAGCATGGTGCTGTTCTGGTGCTTCATTGTTTTCAATAGGTTGCGATTGAGTATCTGTAACTTGCACTGGTTCTGCATCAGGCTTTACTTGTTCTTCTTTCTGTTTGTCATCATGCGATTTTGGTTCTGGTATATCACTAGCCGCTTCTTTGCAGTGAGGGTTCTGGTGCTTCTTCCAGTTATTTATCTGGATGTAGCCATTGCCTTCAACTGTGTAACGCGTGATAAAGTTCTTTGCGTGTAATTGCGACAATAGCTCGTCACAATCAACGCTGTCGAAAGGCAATACCAGTGCTTTAATTTTCTTCGGGCGATCGTCCAATCGCCCTTCTTTATCCGCGATAGTCCACAGTCCAGCAAATAGCAGTCGTGCAAACGGGCTACACTCTGCTAATTCGTCGTTAGTGAAAAATCCGGGTTTGATGTTTCGTGATCTAGCCATCTAAAACTCCGCTATTTTCTGTGGCCCATAGATGCCCTCGGCCTCTTGTTTGGCGTAGAACTCAGCCTGTTCTCTTTCCATTTCTTCCTGCCATTGCTGCTCTTCACACATAATTGCGAAGGATTTATCGTCAGAGAAAACAATTGAGCATCCGAACTTATTTAACTTCTCTCTGACTAGCTCCGCGCCTAGCCTGATTAGGCGTTCAGCAATAGCTAGACGATCACCAAAAACATTTATACCTATGTCATCGAATAGCGCAGGGAGATTAAGTTCATCGAGATTTTCAAAGGAAATTATTTCGTACCTATCAGCAAGTGCCTGCACTCCAGATGCAGAATTAGCTTGGGTATCGCCTTCACACACACCAATTAGGTTTTCCAAGTCCTCTTGAAAAAACTCTCTGGATTCATTAATGCGACAATCCGATAGACTGGCGTGTATTTCTGTTTCTGAGTAAGCGGCGTTGTCGCAATGGAACATTGCTTCAACTTTGAATGGAACGGGTACGCCTGTGGCGGAAGACAGTTCCTTGGCTCTAACTGAGGGATGGTTATTAGTCATGCCGATTTTATAAATACCCGGCATGCATTCATTACTAAGGATGTATACCCAGCCATTTAGGCGGAATCCATCTGGTATCGCCATTTGCTTTAAGATACCCGGTTGCCTAACCGACTCATTTAGGTGCATAATTACTCCTGTGAATTGATCCAGTAATTCGCTTAGGCCTCGAAACTGTTAGCGCAGTTCGGGGCTTTTTCATTTGTGAGCATCACCGCAACCTTCTTTGCCAGTCGTGATAACTCTTCGTCTTCTACTCCCCATTCCAGTACAGCTAGTAGCATCGACATGCGTGGAATGAGTGCTTCTTTCCAGCGGCTGATTTGGGATTTATCAACCCCTACCGCTTCAGCGATATTTGCCACACCGCGAACGGCGATCTTGTTTAATAACTTGCTTTCAATTGCACGTGCTTTATTGCGTGTTGTTGCATGTTCCATTTGTGATACTTCCTTTGTTGAATAAAGACGTGATCAGCCCGTGGGATGACCACAAGTGATTTGTTTGTGTGGACTTCGCCTTGTCGGCGACGTAGGACTTCATGTCCGTTGGGGAAAGAGCGGTGTTGCTTAAGCTGCTAAGCTTGTTTTATCTGGGTTTGCTGCGTTCAACAGCCACTCAGAAGTGAATTTTCCATTTGAGGCATTAGCTAACAGCTTTGAATAATTGGTTTTACCTGTGTACTCGGTACGGGGAAGCGTCCCCTTTACAGCCCATTTATGAACTGCCACAACTGATAAACCGCATAACTTAGCTGCTGCTGTCTGCCCGCCAACCGCATTTACTGCAATTTGTACAGGGTTCATAAGCATCCTTATTAACTAAATTAACTTCGGGTTAAGAATATATCTTAACTGACAGTTATGTCAATTCTTTGGATAATTAACGCATGGTTAAAAAAGACGATGTGAAAGAGGCGTTCTCTCGGAGACTTGATGCGGCTTGTTTAGATGCAGGCGTGGCAGGTAGGGGATTGCCCGGAAGAATTAAAGCAGCCCTAAAAAAACAGGGTATTGAAATTAGCGAACCCGCTATCTGGAAGTGGAGAAATGGAGCGGCAATTCCAGACTCAACAAACATCCTTGCGCTTAGCCGGTGGCTGAATGTTAGGGCTGAATGGCTTGAGTATGGAGTAGAACCCATGAGCAAAGATGCAGCTATAGCTCAAAAAGAACCAGATATGCCTCCACAGAACCAGTGGAGTGGCGTTGACGTGTGGGATAGCGATACACCTCTCGGTGATGATGAGGTAGAGATCCCTTATTTCAAAAGTATTGAGCTAGCAGCAGGACACGGATGCGTGAATAACGAAGACCATAATGGATTTAAGCTTAGATTCTCTAAAGCAACACTTCGTCGCGCTGGCGCAGATCCAGCCTGTACCATCGCTTTTCCAGTGCATGGGCACAGCATGGAACCAGTAATCCCAGAGGGAACTACGGTAACTGTTGATCTAGCCAATAAAAGAATTATAGATGGGGCTATTTACGCAATAGACCATGGTGACCTATTGAGAGTTAAGCAATTATTCAGATTGCCAAACAAGAAGCTAAGCATCAGAAGCTATAACAAAATAGACTTCCCAGATGAAGAAGCCGATCAAGATAGCGTTGAAATAATTGGTCGAGTCATTCACTACTCCGTGATGCTGGTTTAGCCCAGTGGCCTGAGGATACGTTTTAGTTGAAAGATACCAAAGATTGATTATTCCTTGAGGATTTGTGATGGAAAACACAGCAATTCATGACGTTAGTTTTTCTCTTAGATATGATGGGTTAGATGCAGAAAAACACGAGATTGAACTATCTTCTTTAGGTGAATCCTTGAAAGGATTTTCTAAAATACTCGCAACGGCAGGGACATTTGCATTAACACAAAAGTACTCCCGAAACTCTTCTAGCCAAGAGGTTAAGATCTACGCTAAAGAAGCGCGCGCGAATTGCTTTAGCCTTGATACGGTCATGAATTTTATCAGCCAGTCTCAATTGTTCTCTGGATCTGCGGGGGCTATACTTGGGGCATTGATACCTTACATCTTCGCAAAGAATGCACAGAAGAAAGAGGAAATGAAATACCTTAATGGCGCACTAGAGAAGGCTATTGAAGCCCTCGGAAACAAAGATAAAGATACCATCAGTGGATTAATCTCTGTGATTAACAAGATGGCTGAAGAGTTGCGTCCTTCCGTCAGACAGGCAGTCTCACCAATTGGAAATACCTGCAATAGAATTAGTGTTTCATCAGGTCCTGAATTCAAGCCAACCATCATAAATGAAGAAGATAAGGCAGTTATTGATCAGCTAAATGATGATGAGGTTCTTGGCTTGAGGGAGTATAGAATTTTCCTCACCGAGTTCGATGCTCACAGAATGACAGCAAAGGTAATTATTGAAGGTGATAATTCAGATAAAAGGATTTCAGCCCAGATAAGCGACCCATCAGCATCTAAATCTGAAAACCCTTACTTGATATCTCTTAGTCGCTTCCTTTCATTGGGGTTAAGCCATGACGCCTCAGTGAAGGTGACTGCTAAGGCCTCAGTGAGAAAGGGGGCAATAAGTAAGTTATTCATAGTGGATATAGAAATATAACCCCGCCGCAGAGCGGGGTTTTTATTGCCCTCACTCCTTCATTGCCTCCGCTGCCATTATGTACGTCGCCCTTCTCTTCTCGTCATACTCAATCTGAGCGAAAGATTCCAACATCGAAATGATGTACTCCTTCATCACCTCTTGCTTGTAAGACACCAGATTTAGCGTTGCCTTCCCCACCGCTTCGCATAGATCGTTATAGCCGATCGCGTTCTTTTCCATATTCCCTCTTTTTTTTGCTCACTTTACCACCAAAAACAGCCCAGATATCCAATCATAAAAAATAAAACATCACTAGGTTCATATAGTTAAATTATAAACTTAACTTTATTAACCATTGGTTATTGACTGAAAATAACTACTGGTTAATAATCTACTCCATCAACACGGCAGGACGCACTAACCAACAGGAAGTTGGAAGCTCTTTAAACAACGGTGATGGATTCACCTACGTGGCCGACAAGGCCAGCTTAATAAATCAAAGCGGATTTCAGAATGCGTTGATTGCAGCGCAACCGGAAGCCCACAGGAGGATTTATGACACGTAGAACAGAGTTCAAAGGTTCTTCAGCAGCTCGACGCCGTGAGCGCCTGAAGTCGGCAGCAATTTCCAGAGGAGTTGAAGCAAAAGAAGAAGTTATCAGCTCAGAAAAATTGCATCGCCCTACCCCATCACGCGTTGTATTGCAGTGTAAGCGTAAGTCTTGCATGAAATCTGAAGTGGTTACGATCACTAGCATGGTGAGCAAGTACGAAGGTTCTGTTTGCCTGCCAGATGTCGCAATGTACAATGCAGGATATAGGAAGACAGTCTCAGTAAGTGCTAGATAACACCTTGATTGAAGAGGATGATATGAGAAATCGGCTCCCAAACAGTAACCTTCCACGGCCAATTGATGATAAACAGACAAGAAGAGCCGCCAGAAAGAACTCTATATCGGTTAGTAACTGCGTTTCCTTTATCAAGGGATATTCGCACAACACATCAACAGACAATCTTTTAATAAGTGCTAGGAAAGAAGTATTTAGAACACAGGTTGAAGCAATGAAAAACAGGCAATTGCCTTGTTATTTAATTGAGATATCGCCAACTCCTCGACAATTTGACATTTTGGATGGTGCTTTTAAAGGCCCTAAACTAATCCAGAAGATGCTCGATTCATCACTTGAAAAGCAACCTGATACAAATGAGCTTTTACTGTCTAACAAAGATAAATTCTACAATGAATTAGGAGCTGATAAGTGGAGCTTATATGTTGGTTTTTTGAGATCTTTCATAAATCTATACAAAGAATCTGACATGGTTTACTTGGAGCTACCTGTTGGTGATAGTTGCTCGCTCTCTGCATCAAATAAAGTCTACATCAGTTCACTTAATATAGGTTTGGTGGCAGCAAAAACAGAAAGAACTGTCTTAATGCTTAGGCAGTGGAAACAGGTAGAAGGTTTTAGGTACTTACCAAATTTCAGTGTTATATATTTTGATGGACGATACTACGCAAAGATCAAGTATCAGGAGGATGATTATTTTAGAAGAAAAAATAAAGACCTTCTTATGGAATTAGAGGGAACCCTAGATGTTCTTATTGGTAAGAAATTAAAGTCTGAATATGCGGAAAGCAAATCGTTTAGCAGAGTTGAAATAAGTGATTCTTCTGAGCATCAGATTTATGGAAGTCCAGTTAACCATGCACACAATAGAGACCCCAGAAAAAAATGGTCCTAACAAATGACCTCGCTGCGGCGGGGTTTTTTATTGCCATTTTTCAGCTAAAAACCTGAGAAGGTATGCCGAGAGGTGTACGAAATATCTAACCAATAACAGGAGGTGCCAAATGGTGCACTAAAGCGGTTAGACCGCAGCCGAAAGGCAATGCAGCAGTAATGATGCTGCCCCGAGTCGCCAATGAGTGAGCCAGAAGCAGGTCGGACTGCACACACGCTGGTTAGGGTTAACGAGGAAGAAGATGTGCCGGTAAAGCATTATGTCTGCCAAACATATACCGGTTATTAGCGGCGATAACGCGACAGATACTCAAGGGCATGGGCGCGCTCACTGCGAGAGTGTGAGTCAAAGAAACTTATTTATACGAGTCATAGCTCGTATAGCTGAGTAACTTGGAGAAAAGCACATGGGCGAGAATATCAAAAGAATCCCCTTGCCTAGCCAAGAAGAGTTATTGAGCGAATTCAGATATGACGCAGATAGCGGCCTTCTCTGGTGGGCAACCCGTAAACCCGGTCGGGTGTTAAGTAACAGCTGTGGGACTTTAAATAAAAATGGATACATGTATGTGAGGTTTAATAGCAGGCTCTATACATTACATCGTGTGATTTGGAAGATGCTGACAGGGAGAGAACCTGATCATATTGACCACATCAACGGATGTAGGATTGACAATAGAATCAAAAACCTAAGAGAGGTTACAAGAAACCAGAATAACCGAAGCATTGGTTTAACGAGAGCTAATCGTACGGGTTATATCGGTGTTTTTTACTCGAAAAGGTATAACCGCTGGATGGCTTCAATATCGGTAAATAAGAAAAAAATATCTCTAGGTATGTTTGTTGATAAGCGTACCGCCGTAGAGACATATAACAGAAAGGCCATGGAGATTCATGGTGAGTTTGCCATGAGGAAAGTTCAGCACAATATTTTAATTCTCTCTAAAGAATTCGGAGAAATCCATGAACGCAAAACAACGCTGCAAATTACGCCGTCTAGAGCGCCGTAGTGAAGAAAGAAACTCAGCCAATGCAGAGCGCCGGTTGGCAAACAAAATCGCTACCACGCTCTCTGGATGCTCAGAGAGAACAGTAAAAGCACTATCCCTACCGACGCCGAGAGCAGCTAAAGAGCTTGAGGTTGAGGTGAAACGAAGTAACCACCGTATTTGGTACAAAGACACGAACCCGCTTGGTAGCAAGATTCATGCGGTGCAGAAATCACGCGGGAAGAGCATTCCCTTAATTTAGAGAGGTAGGTATGGAATTTAAAGAATTGCCAGAATATGCACAGGTTATTGCTTTAGAGGCCTTAAAAGATTTAATCGTTCAGGGTCCTGTTCACGAAAAAGAGCCAGCCGAAAAACTGGCTCATGCGGTTCAAGTGGCATTCGTGAAGATTTTTACGAATTAGCCTTCCTTCTTCAAGTGTTCAAGAAATGCAGAGTAAGCTTTTTTAACATCAAAAACACCAGTACCTACTCCTGATATAGGCCCTGTCTTTCCTGCTCTTATAAGCTCAATAACCAATTGAAGAGCTGCCTGCTCTGGGTTTGATTTTGGGTCGACAATATCCGACATTTTCCAATTCCTTACTTTGACTGTGGAATAACCAAAATATCAGTTTTCCTTGACTGTGGAAAGTTAGGAACCACCTCGCCTGATGTGGATAAAAGCAGGCAACAAACAATCACAGGTCGCTTAGGCGGCCTTTTTTATTGGGTGAACAAGGGGTGTGAGATGGGTAATGTTGAACGCATCGACGCAATGATTAAGCACCTTCGTGAAATGAAGAGTGACCTAAATCGAATGAAAAAGCTGAGCGATAAGGACTATCGAGATTTAACACCAAAACAGGCGCAAAAAATATCCGCAGATAAAGACTGGATCGGGATGGATTTGATTAAGCGCCGTCACGAACTACATGCTCTTTCTGTCGAATTAGGCTTTGCAGAGCGTCGTGATAGCTACCATGCAATAGAACTAAGGGATAACTGGCATGTTTTCAACTACCAGCCACGTGAGCCAAATGCAGCATAACGAACATACCGGAATTTCCGGATAGTTGAGGCCGCTTAGCGGTCTTTTTTATACCCAGAATGGAGATAGATATGAAGCACACACTAAAAGTTTATAAAGATTCCAAAGCATACCCTGATTACATGAAAGTCCGTTTTGATAAAACAAACACAGGTAAATCATTCCTGTTTGATGGTCACCGATGGGCTTATGAGCATAGTGCGTTCGATGATTCTGGCGATTACGACCTGCTCTATCGTTTCGACGATGAGCCATACCCAGAGGAAAAATCAAATTCTGTAGATGAATTAACTGCTCGCGATTACTTCGCATCGAAGGCGCTCGGCCTGTGTTATGCGGACTACCTTAACTACGCCGCTGAGAATGGTGTTCAAGAAGGCTGGAGAGATGGCGTAGCGAAGGATGCTTATCTAATGGCCGACGCAATGTTAAAAGCCCGTGGCGAGTAATGCACATCGCAGGTATTCACTGAGTATCTGCTGTAAGCAATCCCGCTCATAACTGGAGAATGACTGTTCTCTGGTTAGATGACACGTTTTGCCCCTCTCGTTAGGGGCTTTTTTATGGCTGGAGGAAAGTATGTCATTAACAGAGTTAACTCTTAAGAAAGATGAAATTGAAAATGAAATCCGAGCAAAGCGGGAACAGCATGAAGCGGATATGAAACGTCTTGATGGTGAAAGACGAAGCGTCTTGGAAAAACTTAATTTTGTTAAATCAGGGCTCGACCCAGACAAAATTAAACATGGATTATCAATCATCAAGTTTGGTGATGTGAAAGGAATTAGAGAGCGAGCTGAATGTGTATCAGATGCCATTTCAGACTTAGCAGCAGGATGCCAAAAGCTAAAGCAGCAATATTTTGGCACTAAAAACTATGCGCACTGGCGCGATCAGCGAGAGAACCACTGGTATGGATATGGACCAAAACACGGTTCTATAGTTTTTGCAGTTGGACTTAATCGAACTGCTTTAGAAAAGGCCAACTCAGTCGGGCTAGACGAAAACGACATTGAATCTGCGATTTATTGCCTGTTAAACATTGATGAGATTAACAAACAGAAATCTAACGCTAATGCCGCTTAAATGCGGCTTTTTTATACCCGCTTCATCGCAAAGCGTAGGCGTTTTGCAATGAAACCAACAATCAAACAGGAGTAACCCCATGCAAGAACTCAGCTTTGCAGGGTGCCCTCGCATGGGCACTCTTCGCGAATCACAACTAGACCGCATCGTTCGTATCGTAACTCAATTCTTCTCACCACTCTGGAGCAAATAACTATGACTGATTTCATGAGAGAACCACGCCGGATCCAAGCGGTGAGAGCTTGTCGATTTCTGCGCTGGGTTAAACGACTTCCTGTAGTTAAGCACTTATTCATCAAAGGCGATCCGTTATGAACATCACATGCACATCGTTCGCTAGCAAGCATGGAGTGCGTCAGGGCGAGTTCGTAGTAGAGCTGAAAGGCGTTTCCATAGCTGAACAACCAAACAGCGAGAAAGAGCTTAGAGAGCTTCTGGCGGGTATGGATATTCAGACTATTTGTGAATACCTGAATGACATGGGATTCACGGTAACTAATAAAAAGGCGGCAGCATGATAGACAAAATCTTAAAGAATTATCGCCAATCTCAGGCGCACCTCGACTCATTAAATCAAGTTCGTTTCATGCTGAAAAACGGAACGATTAGCTCAGAAGAGCTAGCCATCATGGCTCTTGACCATATGGGAGTTAAAGGCGAGTTAGTCGAGCAGGTTCGCAGTAGAGCAAAAATTCAGCGAGATAAATTCTTAGCTGAAATGATGGGAACCATTAACTCAGCAGTGGGAGCATGTCATGAATCTGGAAGAGCTTGATCACCCTTTTGCGCCAGAGGATATCGAATGGCGAATTCAACAAAGCGGTAAGACTAACGCAGGGAAAATATGGGCGATGGTTCTCTGCTACGTAACGAACCGAGCCATCATGAAGCGACTTGATGATGTGTGCGGTAAGGCCGCATGGAGAAATGAATATCGTGATATTCCGAATAACGGCGGCGTTGAGTGTGGCATTTCAATCAAGATTGATGGTGAGTGGATCACCAAGTGGGACGCTGCTGAGAATACTCAGGTTGAGGCGGTAAAGGGTGGGCGCTCGGGAGCAATGAAGCGAGCAGCTGTGCAATGGGGTATCGGTCGATACCTATACAATTTAGAAGAAAGCTTTGCTCAGGCATCAGCCGAAAAGGTTCAAGGGTGGAACAGAGCAAAACTGAAGGATGGAACGCAGTTCTATTGGTCACCGCCAGCATTACCATCATGGGCTATTCCTGCTCAACAACCAGTTGCCGAGAAAAAGAAAGAGCCCTCCCCTGACGATATCTTGTCTCGCTTCACTGAGGCCGCTCGCAGTATGGCATTACCTGAGCTAACAACAGCTTATAACTGGTCATTCAAGGCATTGGTTAGCAGTCCCGATCACCAGTCTAAATTGACTGACGTATTTACCATCAGAAAAGAAGAACTTGAGGCAGCCTAATGCATTGTGTAACCGCACGATTAAATAAATCAGCACGTGAATTCCAAGCCGGTGAGAGTATTGGCTTTAACATTCGTTTAGGTCAGCAATACTACGACCGGAAGAAAAAAACACGAGAATGGACGAACTATAGCGCCGTTCTCTTTGCTCGAGACAATCAGGTCGAATATTACCGTTCAGCTTTGGTCGAGGGCGCATTGGTAACAGTGTCCTCATCCAGCCTCAAGGTTGACATATACGATGGTCAAAATGGTCAACTCATTACATTGGAAATGGTTGATGCAAAGCTTGAGTATGCACATGGACAAGATAATCAGGGGAAGCCGCTTCAAAACTCAGGGAGTGCCTCGAATCGGCAAAGCAACGAACGACCCACAGACTTTGACTCCGACATTCCCTTCTAACAGGTAACCTCCATGACGCCGCAGCATATCCTGCGCGTCCTCAGCCAGCACCCCGACAATAACATCACCGAATTCCACAGAGCGCTTAACTCAGTGGGCGGAGTTTTTACTGGCGGCGGTGCCACTGGCGGGGTGACGCTGAACTCTAAAGAGCCATATTACACATGGCGCAATCCTGAAAAGAACGAGTACATAAGTTTCAACCACCTCTTCGCAATCAGAGAATATCTAACAGCTGAACCGTGGGGAGATATGAGGCTAGGCGGTACGGTTTACCGGCTAAGAGATGATATCGATGTAGATGCTGTTATTGAGAAAATCACGCCAAAGTTATCAGCACCTAAGCCCATCGTTATTCACAAGCCAAAAGCTGGACAGCGCTACATCGGCAAGCGCGGCATTGAGTACACCATCATTTCAGCCTCCGACAGAAGCATCGTTTATAGCTTCAACGGCAAAACTCACCAGTCACTCGAACCTACCAAATTCATGTGCGGCATGGAGCTTATAGCCGATGCCGCATAAGGGGATTAATGATGCACAGTAACAGCAAAGACCGAGCAAAGCGCCCCGCTCGGCCATCATTAGACGCTCAGATTTCAATTACCAGACCCGGCGCATCAGACGATGCAGAGATTCGTCTAATCATCCGAATCGCAATGGGTAAAACCATTACAGCCGTAATGACTCCAGAGGATTTTGCTCTGGCAATTACAGGGAAATCCGATGTATCGGCAAGTTTAAGTCTTCGTAATTTGCGCATTGAGGAGCAGAAAAATGACTAAGTTAACAACTGAGCGTTTAGAAAAATTCGTCAACGATATTAAAACTGATGGGATGTGCGACATAACTGATTATCAAGTTGCGTTGGCGTTGCGTCAGCTTCTGGCATACGAGCAAGCAGCAGATCGACCTGTGGGTGAAATATTCCGTTGTAGCGGCAATAAAACCCTGCGTTGGTGGAATGACGTTCCAGAAGGAACGGTTCTTTATGCAGCACCGGTATTACCTAAACAGCCTGAACGGCTACCCATCATCTCGGAACGAGAGTTGTTTAAAGTATGGAATAACGATATTGATTGCCCTATAGCTGGTCTTGAGCCGTCGAATGCAGCGTGGAAAGCTTGGATTTTCCGCTCTGCATTAGAGAAACCTGTAATGCTAACGGAGCTACTTCGGGCAATAAATCTACTTCTTGATAGCGATGGCAGCCGTGGTTGTTTTGATGCGCTTGAGCAGCACAGAGCCAAAACAGAACTCGAGCGACTTCTTGCGGCGGTGCAACAAAACGAACCGCAAAATATTCCAGAAAATATTCCGGCACAACCTGTAATACCAGAACAGCCTGAGTTTTATACAAAACCAGATCGCTTTCTTCCTGAATGCCTAAAACCAGAAGAGATAAGCGGAGGGCGCCGTAATTCTCGCATAGCAGAGCTGATGGGTTGGTTCGATCGCTACTACAGCGGGAAAGCTAATCCGAAGTGGCTTAAACCGCATGTGGCTGAGCTTTGCTATTACATCCTTACCGTTCCGCAGTTATCAGCCCAACCTGTAAGCGAGCCTTACAAGTTTCCAGTCGGATATTTTTCCTACGGTACTGAGCACGGCTTTAGCTGGCATCAAACAGCGAAACAAGCAACGGACGATGCCGAGGCAATGATTGACGACTATCGTGGCGATGCATGTGACGGGTGGAGTGAGGAAACGGATAACGTCTGCTGGGGTGTTATTTTGCAACAGGCAACAAAGGTCAATGAGCGCCCACGTACTGATGATGATAATGACAACATAGCACCGCACATAGATACGGTTTGTGATTACGCTCTGCTACCAGCACAGGAGAGCGAATAATGGCTAAGTGCGCAGATGGAGCGTGCCATCAGGGAATGATTGGTTCGAAAAGGATAACAGCGGCTGCATGGGGTGAGGAATGTAAAGCATTCCAGAAAAGGATTGATGATTGGAATGAAAAAACAAGGAGCGTTGCTGTTCCACACATCGGATTTATCAATGAATTTACCTTCTGCCCTATTTGCGGGCATCGTCTGGCAGCACAGGAGCAGAAATAGATGGCTAACATCACATATAACGGATTTTTAACATTCGAAAAGTATGAGCCGAAGCCAGAAGATGTATGCAATTTCTGCAAAGGAATTTGTGGCAAAGAAAAAATGGTAGGTGGCCCAGATGGCTTATCAATATGCCTTCCATGCATTGAGCTTTGCAATGAAATTGCTCAGGAACGCAAGGCTGCTGAGCGAGAGAAGCAAATCAGCGAAATTACCAGCTTGCTAGATGGATTGCCTGACTCATGGCAGAACTATGAAGCAGCGTCGTCGCTCTATGATGCTGGCTGGCGTAAGGTTGACAAGCCATGCTGATAGCCGGTTATATCCTTCTAGTCAGTGCTTGCGGATTAGATGCTTGCGATGCCCTCCCCGTTACACCTGAAGTCATGCCAAAAGAAACCTGTGAACAATGGATAAAGCTGATTCATGAGAAGCGGCCTAACCACGTTCTAATGTGCTTACCAGTTAACCAAGATTAATAGCCGCCTACCCAGCGGCTTTTTTATTGCCTAAGTTTGGAGAAAACATGCAAATCGAAATCGGCGAATACGTCATTACGAGTGACACATACAACCTGATACTTAACGAGAAAAAGGTAGCAAAGGAAGGTAAATCGGCAGGAGAAGAGAGGCTTCAGTCCATCGGATTCTACTCAAAAATCTCCACGCTTATCTCTGCATTAATTCAGCGCGAGGTTCTGCTCTCTGACGTCCAGTCATTGCAGGCAATGCAGCAATTAATAGAGCGAGTTTCATTGCAGTGTGAAAAGGCTTTCAAGGACTTTAACAATGTGACACATCATCAAGGGTAATCCAGAACGAACGGAAAGAACGGCAATGAAAGCTGCTCTAAATCTCCATCAGGAAAAGTACGGCGACTATGGGCCAACCAAGAAAGGCGTCACATACACAATCAAAGTTAGCGAAGAGAAATTCTTCATCGAGATTATTAACCGTAAAAAATCATATGTGGCTACATCGATGATGCGGCCTAGGGATTTATCCAAAGTGTGGGGGAATGCAGCGTGAGTGAGTTTGCGAGCAATACACCACTCGAACATAAAGACCGGTGGCAGACGCCAATCGAAGTATTCTCCGCGCTTGATGCTGAGTTTGGTTTCTATCTCGACGCGGCAGCCGAACACGGAAACGCCTTGTGTGCCAGATATCTGACAGAGCGCGATGATGCATTGAATAGCGAGTGGGTAAGCTACGGCGCTATCTGGTGCAATCCACCCTACTCTGCCATCACTCCGTGGGTAGAAAAGGCAGCAGAGCAGTGCAAAGCACAAAGCCAGCCGGTTGTGATGTTACTCCCTGCTGATACATCAACCGGTTGGTTTTCTCTGGCGCTCGAGTCTGTTGATGAAGTCCGTCTAATCACTGGTGGCCGGTTGTCATTCATCAACGCTGGGACCGGAAAACCCGGTAAAAACGGAAACAGCAAAGGCAGCCTGCTATTCATCTGGAGGCCATTCATCAAACCACGTTGCCAGTTTACTACCGTATCACGCGACGAACTGATCTCAATCGGCAGCGGCATTATGGCGGGAGTGAAAGCGGCATGACATGACAGCAGAACAAGACAACGCGATCCGCAATGTGGCGCGGCGATGCAACGAAGCAATGAAATCTGCAATAAAGTCCGCGCCAAAAAAAACCAACATCGACACAATCACCCGCCCGATTCTTCTCAGCCACTACGAAAAAATTGAACCTATGGGAATTTCATTCCTTAGGTTCCTTTGGGTTATTGGCGTTTTGAATGGGCAGTTTGAGGATAAATGATGGATGAGCAATATCTAAAGGTATCAGCCGTCGCCGAACGGCTAAATGTTTCACCTCACACAATCTACAGGAACCCTGTCAAGTTCAACATGTTCAAGGTGGGTGGTTCATGGCGTGCAAGAGAAGAAAGTCTGGAAAGTTTATCAAGCAAAGTTAACAATGCCATCCGGCTGGGTGTGGTCGGTAAGGAGTCAAAGAAATGCCGATCGTCAAAAGAGGAAGCATATACTGGGTCGATATCTCCGCTCCAGACGGAACGCGAATTAGGCGTTCTACTCGCACCGAGGAAAAAACGAAAGCTCAGGAGTACCACGACAAGCTAAAGCATGAACTATGGCAGGTTGCAAAGCTGGATAAGATACCTGACCGTATTTTTGAGGATATAGTTATCCTTGCATTACGTGATGCGGAGAACCAGTCTTGCTTTGAAAATAAGCAGATTTACGCCAGATACTGGTTATCTGTTTTCCGTGGGCGGATCATCTCTAAAATCACAGGGGAGGATATAGCAAACAACCTCCCCACTCACTCTACCGCAAAGAAGTGCAAGCTATCTAATGCCACCCGTAACCGGTACAGGGCATTTATTATGCGAGCATTCTCTCTGGCTGTTGCGTCTGGCTGGCTTAATGGAATGCCTCACCTATCAACGCAGAGAGAGCCAAAGGTTCGTGTGCGTTGGATTGAGAAGGAACAGGCAAGGATGCTTATCAGTGCCTTGCGTCTGGATTGGATGAAGGATGTGGTTTCATTTGCGCTGCTTACTGGCGCGAGGAAAGGAGAGATATTTTCTCTGAAATGGGAAAACGTTAACCTATCACGTCGTATTGCCGTGGTTACGGCAGAAAATGCGAAGTCAGGGAAAGCGCGACCGATCCCCCTCAATGATGAGGCCGTGAAAATTATCTCTGGACGTAGCCGTGAATCTGAATATGTTTTCTCAGTAGACGGCGGCGTCATTAAGGAGATCAGCCGCGCTGATTTCGCAAACGCATTGAAGGTTTCAGGCATCTTCGATTTCCGCTTCCACGACTTAAGGCACACTTGGGCAAGTTGGCACGTCCAGAACGGAACACCGCTGATGACACTGAAAGAACTCGGAGGATGGGAGAAGCTAGAAATGGTCAATAAATACGCTCACCTGAGCACTGAGCATTTGAGTCGTTTTAGTGGAATTGTCACGTTTTTGGCACAAGACGAAATCGGTAAGGAAAATCGACTAGCCTTATCACTTGTAAACTACTGA